CAGAAGACTGTTGTATATGCAATGATTGGTCAGGCTCTGGAAGAAGCTGGTGTTGATACCGGAGATGACGAAGAAAACAATGAAGAAGAATCCAAGAAAGAAGTAAAGCATTCAGCAGACACCGCAAAAGAAGATGATAGCACTTCCGATGACGATGAAACAATTGCAGATGTATTTAACACACTGACTGACAAACAGAAGACTGTTGTATATGCAATGATTGGTCAGGCTCTGGAAGAAGCTGGTGTTGATACCGGAGATGACGAAGAAAATGATCAGGAAAATGAAGGAGGAAACAACACTATGAAACACAACGTATTTGATCAGGAGACAAACACAGAAAACCAGGAAGTTCTTTCACACTCTGAAATGATGGAGATCTTCGACGAAGCTAAGAGAAACGGAAGCCTTGCTGACACTGTTCTGCAGCACGGAATCACAAACATTGACTACCTGTTCCCGGATGCTAAAACTATTGACAATGTACCAGGATTCATCAAGAGAGAAGATGAATGGGTTGCAGGTGTAATGTCTGGAGTACATAAAACACCGTTCTCTCGTATCAAATCTATCTTCGCTAACATCACAGCTGATGAAGCAAGAGCAAGAGGTTATGTGAAAGGTAACAAGAAAGTTGATGAGGTATTCAGCCTGCTGAAACGTACAACAACTCCGACAACCATTTACAAGAAACAGAAACTGGATCGCGATGATGTAATCGATATTACAGACTTCGATGTAGTAGCATGGCTGAAGACAGAAATGCGTATGATGCTGGATGAGGAAATCGCTCGTGCAATCCTCGTTGGCGACGGAAGAGAAGCCCATGTTGACGACAAGATCAACGAACAGAATATCAGACCAATCTGGACAGACGATGATATCTACACAGTTAAGGCAGCTATTCCGATCACAAAATCTACAACAGCTGATGAGAAAGCAAAAGCATTCATCAAAGCTTGTATCAAATCAAGAAAGAACTACAAGGGTTCAGGTAATCCGGTAATGTACATGCCTGAAGATATGCTTACAGACTGCCTGCTTCTTGAAGATGTAAACGGTCGTGTGATCTACGATTCAGTAGACAAACTTGCTACAACTCTTCGTGTATCCAAGATCGTAACTGTTCCGGTTATGGAAGGACTTGAAAGAATTAAAGGATCTAATACACATCTCCTTGCAGGTATCTATGTAAACCTTTCAGACTACAATGTTGGTGCCGATAAAGGTGGAGCTGTAAACATGTTCGATGATTTCGACATTGATTACAATGCTCAGAAATACCTGATCGAAACACGTATCTCAGGAGCTATGATCAAACCATACGGAGCTGTAGCAATCGAGTTCGTAGGAGCAACATCGGATTTAAAGTAAGCGTCTCCGTTTCCCCTGTCGACGAAGGCGCAGATCTCCTCGGTAAAAATCCAGAAGATCTTCAGACAGGCGTTAAAATTGGATCGGACTCAATCACCGGTACACTGAAACATGTAAGCGGTTACACTGGATTTAGCTCTAAAACAGAAGAACAGGAAGGAAATTATCTTGCTCTGAAATTCGAAGTTGAACCAGCCGATGCAACCACTACGGTAGAAATTGTTAACGGTAAGAGCGGTCCAGTTACACTTGATGAAGACATGTTGTTTGTCGGTCGAATCGCCGATAAAGATACACAGTCTATCAAAGTTACAGTTACAAGCGACGAGTGTATTAAAACAAAGACCTATAATCTGAGTGGACTGACACTGGAAGTAAGTAACGACTAACTTCAAAATGGAGGACTAGATTATGGCGAAATGGTATGGGAAAGTCGGAATTGCTGACACTGTGGAAGTTGAGTCCGGCTACTTTGAAAATCAGGTTGTCGAGCATCCGTGCCAGGGAGACGTAATCAGTAATCGTTGGAAGAGACAGAATTCAGGTGGGATCAACGACGATATTAATCTATCAAACCAGATTAGTATTATTGCTGATCCCTATGTTTTATATCATTATTCGACGATTGCTTATGTGGAGTACATGGGGACGAAATGGAAAGTCACTGATGTGGAGGTTCAGTTCCCACGGCTCATATTAAATGTAGGGGGTGTCTGGCATGGGAACACGAGTGGAACTACAGAGTAAATTAGAAGAATTGCTCGGGTCTAAGAATGTTTATTATCAACCACCGGAGCCGTTGAAAATGAGCTATCCGGCGATTGTATATTCCAAAAGTAAGATCAGTAAAACACATGCAGATAACGCAGCGTATCGTATGATGACCAGTTACGATCTTACGGTTATTGCAAGCCGACCAGATAATCCGGTGATTCTTAAGTTACTAGAGTTACCATATTGTTCTTATGACAGACTCTACAAATCAGACAACCTATATCACGATTCATTAACACTATATTTTTAAAGGAGGATAACCATCATGGCTAAACTTGAATGGGATAAAACTGGTGAACGTTTATATGAAACAGGTGTAAGTCAGTGCGCACTGTATGTGCAGGAAGGTGGAGCATATCCGAAGGGTGTTGCTTGGAACGGTATTACAACCGTAACAGAAAGTCCATCTGGAGCAGAAGCTTCACCAATCTACGCTGACAACATCAAATACCTCAACCTGTTATCAACAGAGGAATTCGGGGCGACTATCGAAGCTTACATGTATCCGGAAGAATTCGAAGCATGTGACGGTACAGCTGAAATCGCAAAAGGTGTTGCTATTGGACAGCAGAAACGTAAAACATTCGGTCTTTGCTATAAGACTCTGATCGGTAATGACGTTGACAGTAACGAACATGGCTATAAGCTGCACATCATCTACGGCGCCCTTGCTGCTCCATCTGAGAAAGCATACGCAACTGTAAACGACAGTCCGGAAGCAATTACATTCTCTTGGGAGGTAAGCACAACCCCAGTTAATGTAACAGGCGGAAAACCAACAGCATCTCTTGTGATCGATTCTACAAAATGCAATAAAGACAAACTTGCAGAACTTGAGAAGATCCTTTACGGTGATACAGCTGGAGATGGACCGCGTTTGCCACTTCCAGACGAAATTGCCGAAAAGATGAAAGACGCAGCAGTCTAAGAATTAGGCAAAACAAATCAAAATAATTTTAGAGGCCCCATTGTCACAGGTGGGGTCTTTGTTCTAATGAAAGGAGAACTTATTATGTTAAAGAAAGCAATTACTTACACAGATTACAATGGAGTAGAAAGAAAAGAGGACTTCTATTTCAACCTCTCAAAAGCGGAAGTTATGGAAATGGAACTTGGTACAGAAGGTGGGCTGTCTTACATGATTCAGAAGATTGTAGCTGCTCAGGATATTCCAAGCATCGCTAAAATTTTTAAAGATCTTATCTTGAAAGCATATGGCGAGAAGAGTGCTGACGGTAAACGCTTTATTAAGAATCCGGAACTGTCGGAAGCTTTTTCTCAGACAGAAGCATACTCAGAGTTGTTTATGGGATTGGCAACTAATCCGGAAGAAGCGGCTACATTTGTAAACGGTATTATGCCTGGGAATATTGAGGGGGCAAAAGATATGCTTCCAGGAGCTACTGATTAATTAAGTGTAAGATCGGAGGTTGAGACGAATGCTTCAAATCACAGTGCCTGAAAAAGAGATTTACGATGAATCTACCAACGAATTCATCACTGTAAAAGAATGTACGTTACAACTGGAGCATTCCCTCATCTCTCTTTCAAAATGGGAATCGAAGTGGTGTAAACCCTTTATTCATACTCCTGATAAAACGGTGGAAGAAACCGTCGATTATGTGAAGTGTATGACCATTACACAACATGTGAATCCGTTGGTGTATCAATGCCTCACATCGAAAAATATTCGAGAAATCAATCAGTATATCGAAGCTCCGATGACCGCTACTACATTCTCTGACGATAGGAATGGAAAGCGAAATCGAGAGATTATTACTTCGGAGATATTGTATTATCAAATGATTGCACTAAATATTCCATTCGAGTGTCAGAAATGGCATTTGAACCGACTTATTACGTTAATACGAGTTTGTGCTATTAAAAATCAACCTCCGAAGAAAATGAGTAAACAAGAGTTAGTAAGTCGAAATCGAGCATTAAATGCAGCTCGAAAGAAACGATTAAACAGCAAAGGTTAATGAAGGAGTGAATGTTATGAGTATGAATGGAATCGACATTGCTAGCTATCAGGCTGGCATTAACTTAACAGTTGTACCATGTGATTTTGTCATCGTGAAAGCTACAGAAGGTACTGGGTATATGAATCCAGATTATACACGAGCTTATGATCAGGCGAAGTCAGCAGGTAAATGCTTAGGAATTTATCACTATGCAAGTGGTGGAAACGTACAGGCAGAAGCGGATCATTTCTTAAAACAGGTTGGAAATCGTGTAGGAGAAGCCATTCTTATCTTAGACTGGGAATCTTACACTAATCCAGCGTTCGGTGTAAATGATCATGACTGGGTTAAAACTTGGTGTGACTATGTTGCTTCTAAAACCGGAGTTAATCCGATTGTGTATGTTCAGCAGAGTGCCATGAATCGACTTTCTGGAATTGGAAACTATCCGCTTTGGGTAGCTCAGTATGCTGATATGAATCAGACAGGTTATCAGGATCATCCTTGGAACGAAGGAAATTATACTTGTGTAATGAGACAGTATAGTTCTTGTGGTCGATTGAATGGTTGGGATGGAAACCTGGATCTGAACAAATTCTATGGAAGTCGTGAGGACTGGAATAAATACGCCGGTAAAGGAATCACGGTGACTCCTAGCAAACCAACATCCACAGCTCCGTCCGGTTCTACACTGGATTTAGCAGTTGGGGTCATGCAGGGCAAATACGGTAATGGGGATGCACGTAAAGCTGCTCTCGGATCACGATACAGCGAAGTACAGGGATTTATTGATCATATTGCTGGATCTTCTGCACAGACTTTAGCTTCAGAAGTAAAAGCTGGAAAATACGGAAACGGCGATACACGGAAGATTATTCTTGGCAGTCGCTACAACGAAGTACAAAACATTGTGAATGGTTCAGTTGCTCAGTATTATACAGTTCAGTCTGGTGATACGCTTTCTGGTATCGCATCGAAGTATGGTACGACTTACCAGAGAATTGCGCAGCTTAACGGAATCACAAATCCGAACGTGATCTATGCAGGACAGAAGTTGCGTGTGAAATAACGGAGGTATCAGTATGATAAGTTTCAGACATAAGGGGGATTTCAGTAAAGCGACTCATTATTTCGAACGACTTAATAAAGTGACAAATCTTGAACAGGTTCTAAGTAAATACGGTCAAATGGGTGTATCTGCCCTTGCGTCTGCAACTCCTACTGATACAGGTTTAACGGCAGCATCTTGGTATTACGAGATTGAACATCAAAATGGAGGAGTCACTCTATCGTTTAAGAATTCAAACATAAACAAAGGAGTTAACATCGCTATTATTTTGCAATATGGTCATGGTACAGGAACTGGCGGATGGGTACAAGGGAGAGATTATATCAACCCTGCGATTCAACCAGTGTTTGATAAAATTGCAGATGATGCTTGGAGGGAGGTTACTAAAGTATGAGTAGAACAGTTGATGAACGTGTTTTGTCGATGCAATTTGACAACCGTCAGTTTGAAAGTAATGTACGGACGAGTATGTCCACTCTCGAAAAGCTGAAACAGAGTTTAAAGCTTACAGAGGCTTCTAAAGGTCTTGAGGGGATTAGCACCGCTGCTAAACGAGTGGATATGTCTCCAATGGCTAACGGCATAGAAACTGTCCGAATGAAGTTTTCAGCTTTGGAAGTTATGGCGGTAACAGCTCTCGCAAACATAACGAATTCTGCGGTTAATGCTGGTAAACGCATGATTTCTGCAATAACAGTCCAGCCGATAAAAGATGGTTTTGCAGAGTACGAGACTCAGATGAATGCAGTTCAGACTATTCTGGCTAATACACAAAAAGAAGGAACAAACGTCAAGACTGTAAATGCTGCTCTTGATGAATTGAACCATTACGCAGATAAAACTATCTATAACTTTACAGAGATGACTCGTAATATTGGTACATTCACAGCAGCCGGAGTAAAACTTGACACATCAGTTTCCGCTATTAAAGGTATTGCTAACTTGGCAGCCGTTTCTGGTTCGAGTTCTCAGCAGGCGTCTACAGCAATGTATCAGCTTTCACAGGCGTTAGCTTCTGGTACCGTTAAACTTCAGGACTGGAACTCGGTTGTTAATGCCGGTATGGGTGGACAGGTATTTCAAGACGCACTTATACGAACGTCTGAACATTTACAAACCGGAGCGAAAGCAGCTATTGACGCTAAAGGGTCGTTCAGAGAATCACTTCAAACTGGGTGGCTTACAACTGAAGTTCTTACTCAGACCTTAGACATGTTTGCCACAGCGGCCGATACACAGGAAGAGTATGAAGCTGCTGTACAGAAATTTGTGAGTCAGGGATATACACAAGAAGAAGCAAAACAGATGGCTGATATGGCTAAAACTGCTGGGGAAGCTGCCACAAAAGTTAAAACATTCAGTCAGCTTATCGATACGCTTAAGGAAGCTCTTGGATCAGGATGGACCGAAACTTGGCGTACAGTTATTGGTGATTTCGAAGAAGCCAGGGAATTATGGACTAATGTAAGTGATGTACTCAGTGATTATATTAACAAAACTTCGGATGCAAGAAATGCTATGGTTAAACAATGGGCTGATCTTGGCGGAAGAACTGCTATGATAGATAGTTTTAAAAATGCTTTCAAGGGTCTTGTAAGTATTATTGCACCTATCAAAGAAGCATTTCGCGAGATATTCCCTCCAATGACCGCACAGCAATTATTCAAAATAACAGAAGGTGTACGTGACCTAACAGCTAAGTTTATATTATCCGATTCGGCTGCTGCTAAGGTTAAGAATACATTTAAGGGTGTATTTTCAGTCATTGATATAGGCGTAACATTTATAAAAGATCTTGCCGGTGGAATCATAAAAGTTGTTGGCAGTTTATTAGGGTTTAGTGGTGGTATTTTAGATATTACATCCGCTTTGGGCGATTGGGTTTCAAAACTACGAGATAGTATAAAAGAATCAGATGCGTTTGGAAAAGCCATCGATAAAATTTCAGGCTTTATTGTTAAATGCATTGATAAACTAAAAGATTTTGGAAGTGCTTTAAAGGAAGGTATTGGTAATTTAGTTGATGGATTTAAAGGTCCTAACATAAATGGATTTGTCGGATTCTTAAAAACTATTGCCGGTCTTGCGACCAAAATTGGATCTGGTCTGGTTGATGCACTAAAATCCATTATGTCCTCAATCACCGATGCACTTGGTGGAGGAAACTTTTTAGATACTTTAAATAATGGCATATTCACAGGAATTTTATTGTATATTGGAAAGTTCTTCAAGAATTTGTCAGGAGTTATCGGCGAAGCCCCTAGCTTCCTTGAAAACGTGAAAGGCGTATTGGACGACGTTCGGTCTAGTTTGGAAGCTTATCAGAATAATTTGAAAGCTGAAACTCTCAAAAAGATAGCTGTTGCAATTGGCATATTGGCGGCTGCTATTTTCGTATTATCTACAATTAATGCGGAAGACATGTCGAGATCGTTGACTGCTATAACAGTTCTTTTTGGTGAATTGCTGGGATCTTTGTTCATATTTAATAAGATGGATATTAAGTTGAAAGGTGTTACGAAGGCTATATCGGCTATGATAGGAATGTCTGTAGCTGTATTGATATTAGCCGGAGCTTTAAAAAAGTTATCATCTTTAAGTTGGAATGAATTAGCCAAAGGATTAGTTGGCGTAGCTGGGTTGGTTGGAATACTTATTGCTGCCGCTAAACTCATGGACGGAGAAAGTAAGACTATTACGAAATTTGCCGGACAGATGATTATTATGACGGTCGCAGTAGGCATTTTGTCGCGCGTTGCTAAGTCATTGTCGTCTATGAGTTGGGAAGAACTCGGTAAAGCTGGAGCTGGTGTATTAGGGTTGGTTGGAATACTCGTTGGCGCAGCAAAGATTATGGATAGTGAAAACGCCGCTATTACAAAATTCGGTGGTCAAATGATAATGATATCTGTGGCTGTTGGAGTTTTAGGAATAGTTGCTAAGTCATTGTCGTCTATGAGTTGGGAAGAACTCAGTAAAGCCGGTGCTGGTATATTAGGGTTAGTAGCTATGCTTGTTACGTCTGCTAAAATTATGGACACTGAAGATAAAGCACTTACTAAATTTTCAGGTCAAATGTTAATCATGTCTGTATCTATAGGACTCTTAGCTTTAGTTGGAAAGAAAATATCTTCTATGAGTTGGGGAGAACTCGGAAAAGCTGGGACTGGATTATTGAGTCTGGTTGTTATGCTTGTCGCGGCGGCTAAAATTATGGATAGCGATAGTGCGTCCATCACGAAGTTTTCAGGTCAAATGTTATTGATGTCTGCCTCATTAGCTATATTAGCGCCGGTATTAAAATCACTCGGTTCTATGAGTTGGGAAGGAATTGCTAAAGGTTTAATAGCTATTGGTGTAGCCCTTGCTGAATTGGCAACTGGATTATATTTTATGACTGGCACTTTGGGCGGGTCTGCTGCTCTGATTGTGGCTTCGGTATCGTTGATGGTATTAGTGTCTGTATTGGCTAAGTTAGGCTCTATGAGTGTCGGATCAATTGTTAAAAGTCTTGTAACGTTGGGTGGGGCAATTGCAATTATCGGTGCTGGAGCAGCGTTATTAACACCCGTGATTCCAGCATTACTAGGTTTATCAGCAGCATTCGCGCTGCTTGGTTTAGCTATGGTTGGAATTGGGGCTGGCTTAACTCTTATAGGAATAGGCTTAACATCTATTGCGGCAGCTGGAACCGCAGCAGCGACATCTCTGGTAGCGTCTCTTACCATTATTGTAAGCGGTATTTTAGAGCTTATCCCTACTATTATGGGAGGATTGGGAGAAGCTATTGTTTCGTTTTGCCAGTTAATTGGTGAAACCGCACCGCAGATTGCTGAGGCTATTCTTAAATTACTATCAAGTGTTTTAGAGTCGTTAACTCAGTATGCACCTCAGATAATCGATTCATTGGTTACATTAATCATAGAGTTGTTAGATGGTTTGGCCGCACGAGCACCTGAATTTTTAGACAGTCTGACCAATTTCTTAGTATCGCTTATTAACGGTTTGTCTTCTAACATAGGTTCATTAATTGAATCGGTTGTTGGATTAGTTAGCTCAATAATACAGGGCGTTGCCGATGCACTTAGTCCAATTGTAGAGTCCGTTTTAGCACCGATTTTAGAGGGGCTTAAAAATATTATTGTCGGAGTCTTCACAGCTATCGGACCGTACATTCCATCTATTTGCGATGCATTCACTCAGATGACTCAGATAATTTGTGATGCGATTGTTCAAATCACAGCAATACTCGCTCCATTTATTCCGAATATTCAGATGATTGCTCAGTATGTGATGATGTCTATTCAGGCTGTTTGTAATGCATTTGTTGCAGTCGTTGGACAAATATCACCGATTATACAGTCAATTACAGGACTTGTACAGCAGCTTGGAAACAGTATTACTCAGATCCTGTACGGTATCCGAGACGTTATTGCACAGGTTGGAGCTTCGATTTCTCAGATATTGGTATCACTCGGTATGTCATTCCAGATGCTAGGTAGTGCTATAAGAACCGCATTGGATGGCGTAGCTGACGTTGTTGTTTCTGTTGGTGAAGCAATCAAAATGGCGTTAGACGGCGTGGCTAATATCATCTCATCCGTCGGTGACTCAATTAAATCCGTATTTGAAGGTATTGGCGATGTAATTACGTCGGTAGGAGAGTCTATTAAATCTGTATTAGATGGACTTGCAAACGTGTTCGAATCCATCGGACAGGCTGCACTTGATGCTGGTACTGGATTTGACAAACTGGCTAATGGTGTTGTAAAGATCACCAATACGAAACTCAGCGATATGGCAGCAAGTTTAACGGCTGTAGCAACCGGTCTTGGTGATATCGCAGCTAACTCCGATGGTCTCGCGGTGGCTGGTACTGGAATGCAACAGATCGCTAACGGAATAAACATGTCAAGTACTGTGTTCGGTGTTATGGCGATGGGTGTTCAGAGAGTAGTAATGGCGCTACAGTCTATCGGACCAGTAGCTTCTGCTTCAATGTCTACACTCGTAACATCGGTATTATCTTCAGCAAACTGCTTCACTATGCTTAGCACGACGGCAGTTACAGCTATATCTATGATGATGTCCACGATGGCTTTGACAGTTACATCTGGAAGCTTCCTTATTATTACAGCTTTCAACACGATGATGAATTCAGTTGTTATGGCAATTAGCGGTAAAGCTGTTATATTTATGTCTGCTGGATTAGCTATGATGAGCGGCCTTAGCGCTGGTATCATGATGGGATCTACATCTGTAACTGTAGCTGTCATGACTGCATTATCGAATGTGGTTTCAATTGTAACAAGTAGACAGGGTATATTCATCTCAGCCGGTATTGCTTTAATGAGTGGACTTGGTTCTGGTATTATGGCTGGATCATCGGTTGTTGTATCAGCAGTAATGTCTGCATTATCCAGAGCGACTGCAATTATCATCAGTCAACGAGGATTATTCACGACTGCCGGTGTCGCTTTAATGAGTGGATTGTGTGCTGGTATGTTGTCTGCTTCGGGCACTGTCGCAGCTGCTGTAATGTCAACAATGTCAAGCGCTGTCGCTATTGTCATGTCTCAGCGAGGCTTATTCACAGCGGCTGGAATGCAGTTGATGGTTGGACTTCGCACTGGTATTATGTCCGGAGCGTCGGGCATGATGTCCGCAGTTACGATGGTTATTACCAGATCCTATACAATGGTCTTATCAAGACGAGGACAGTTCACTGCAGCGGGTAGACAATTGATTGTAGGACTCGCTAGCGGTCTTCGTTCAGGTGCATCTGCGGTTACAGGAGCAATCTCATCTGCAATGAGCAGTTGTAGTGCAGCAATCCGAATGCATTGGGGTTCTTTCTATTTTGCTGGTATATATCTTGGACAAGGCTTAACACAGGGTATTGCATCACAGGAAACTGCAGCTTATAACGCCGGTTATCGGTTAGGCCAGAAAGCAGTACAGGGTGAGAAAGATGGTCAGAAATCAGCATCACCATCAAAACTGACGAAACAGGCAGGTCGCTGGTTAGGTGAAGGTCTGGTTATCGGTATGGATCAAATGGGTAAATCCGTATACAAATCCGGTAAATCCATGGGTGAAAATGCAGTAGATAGCATCACTGGTGCTTTGACAAGTATCAATGATGTTTCTGCAGCCAGTGCATCCTTAACACCAACAATCCGACCAGTCGTGGATATGGACGAACTTCAAAATGGATCTAGCACACTTCGAATTGGGGCAGATCTCAGTGCAAGTCTGTTATCAAAACCGGTGAATACATTGCAGGAGATTGTGTCAAGTGCACAGGATAGTATCAATGCAAGTAACAACGAAGTGATCAAAGCGATTAACGAGTTACGAGCAGATCTGAATGCATTCTATTCAGGAGACGATACAGAATTAGCATTGTACATGGATAGCAAGAAAGTCGCATCTACTCTTGCAAAACCGATGAACAGGCAATTACTCACATTACAGAAAAGGGGGTCTTACTAATGAGTTATCCAGATTTACCAAATAACCGTTTGATCGTAAACGGTGAGGATTTAGCTCTGAAATATGGGTTGATTCTGGTAGATGGTTATACGTTAGACCCTCCAGAACCGAAAACTTACACGGTGGATATTCCAGGCGGAGATGGAGTTATTGATCTGACTGACACTCTGCTTGGCGATACCGCCTATAAAAATCGAAAAATAGAACTAGAATTCTATCTGATCGATATTGGCAGTTACGAAGATATAATGACAGTCATTAATCGGACATATCATGGAAAATCATTTGATTTTAAATTTACCATGGACCCGGATTATACCTATCATGGAAGGTTTGTTATCTCTGACCAGAAACAGAATATGTATGCGAACGGTCTGGTCGGTTATTTCAAACTCACGATTGACGCAGATCCATATAAGTATTTACAAGATCCGGTCTATCATATCAATGCAGTTGGTGGAAAAACCGTACAGTTCGAAAGTGGACGAAAACGAGTACGACCGACTATCGAAACCGACGGGTTCTTGAAAGTTATTTACAACAATAAGCTATATACCTTACCGCAGGGAAGTTGGACGATTAACGATATTCTATTTAAAGAAGGTGTCAACGAGGTCTACTTTAATTCCTACGATGTAAAGAATTTAACTTGGGGTCAGCTCAAAAACATGGAAACGACCTGGGGTGCTTTTAAGAAAACGAAACTGTATGAATGGTATAAGTCAAATGGTGAAGGTGCTTACGTAATTGAGAGATGGTTAGATGAAGAATCAAAAACATGGAACGATCTTTCTGAAAAAACTTGGACTGATCTTGTTTATATGGCAAACGCAACTGAACAGATCAAAGATGTTTATGTGAAATACAAGGTAGGTGATTTATAATGCCGAATCAGACGGCGAAAATGCAGTTTAACACATTCTTGGAAAATGACGTAGTAGATTGGGAATTAATCAACGATAACTTTGAAAAGCTGGACAACGTAGTATTGTGCATCGAAAGCGGTGAAAAGACAGCGGCATATTCTGGAGGTGTGACTGGTAACGCTACATGGCGTTATAAAAAATATTCAGACGGATCCATTGAATTATATACAAAAATGGAATTCGACAATTTGAAATGTAACGGTGGATCAAAAGCTCCATATTATTCTGGAACTTCCAAAGTATATTTTCCATTCACTCTTACGGCAGTATATGACGTGCAGATGCATTTAGCTTCCAACACAATCGGATGGATCTCTGATATTACAGGAAAGAGTGTCATTGATTATGTCATGTTTCGTGTAATGGGAATGGATTACGAAAGTAACTACGAGTATAAGCAGGTATTTATCAATGTGAAAGGACGGTGGAAATAATGTCAACATTAACCGAAAATTTACGACTGATAAAGCCAGAAGCGACAGACAATGTTTCTCCGCAGCCGTACAATCAGAATTTCGATAAGATTGATACTGAGATACAGGGTTTGAAAACGGATTATGTCGTAGCGCAGGGTCAACAAGGAATCTGGACTTATCGTAGATGGTCAAGCGGGATAGCAGAGTGTTGGATTGAAGCATATAAACTACCTGCTATTAACTTTACTGCGGGATGGGGACAGGTGCTTTGGTCTGCTGATGTCACATCACCTGGAGAGTATCCGTTTAAATTTAAAACGTTGCCACTTGTTATTCCAACATGGGCATCGACATCCAACTATTCATGTCCAATATGGGCGAAACCGTATGGTGGTAGTTTAACAAAATGCCCTAATTTCCAGGCAATTGACCAGTCTAAAGGAACCCAGAAGAACGCAGTACTCGCTGTTTATGTGAAAGGGATGTGGAAGTAATGTACTTCGTAAAATACGGAAAAGAATATCTACATGACCCAAGAGTCGGTGAATGTCTCCTGATTGATTTATCATTAGATGGGGAAGAGAATACGTGTGGGTATTGCGACTTTACCATTTACCCGTCCCATCCGATGTATAACAAATTGAAGGAACGAGATGCCGACAATCCAATAGAAGTGTACGATGACGATATTCTGTTGTTTTCCGGTTTTATTTACGAGTTAGGTACAGAGTTCTATTTGGACGGTCATGTGAAGTGTAAGGGCGAACTGAGCTACCTTAGCGAGTCTATTGTGCGCCCTTACTCTACACTTCAAAATGGATTTGGAAACCAGGCTCCGACTAGCGTAAACGGGTATTTCGAATGGCTGATCAATCAACATAATGATCAGGTAAAAGATAACAAACGTTTCACAGTCGGAATTAATCAGGGTGCAAGTCTTGATACAAACAATTACCTTTATCGAGAATCTACGAAGTATCCAACCACCTGGAAAGAGATTAACGAAAAACTGTTTGACGAGCTTGGAGGTTATGTTCGGATTCGTCATGAGGATAATACACGGTATATTGATTATCTTTCGGAATGGACCGATACCAATACACAGATTCTCGATTTCGGTAAAAACTTAACTGATTATACTCAGACTGACGATTCAGAAAGTATTGCTACGTTTGTGATTCCGTTGGGTGCAAGAATGAGTGATACCACTTACTCTTACAACGACGGGTATTATGTGACAGAAGACAAAACTCTGAATAAAGAGAAAGAGTATTATACGAAATCGGACAACGGGTACACGAAGGTTAGTGACGATCTGACCGCTTTTGAATCCGGCATAACTTACTATGAATATTTCGAAGATTATGACGAATCCAGTAAGTCACTTACAATCGAAGGTTTGGAAGATAAGGAATACGGAGAAGCGGGTTATCGGAAATCCGGAGATATTATCTACTGTGACTCAGCGGTACAGAAATACGGCTGGATCGGAGTAACCTATGAGAATACCGATATCGTCACAAAAGAAATGCTAATCTCACGAGGAATCATTGCTCTGAAAGCTCTGATTTCTCCAAAACGGACGATTGAAATTAAAGCAGTTGATATGCATCTGATCAATCCAGAAATCAAACCGATTCGGATTGGTGAGTATGTAAGAGTACGTTCAAAACCTCACAATCTGGATAGTTATTTCTTATGCACAAGTATCGATTTGGATTTGAACAATCCGGAGAATAGTAAATATACACTGGGAACAACTTTCGATACCTTAACTGGTCAGCAGAACAAACGAATCAAACTTCTCAACGCTACCATTAACCAGACCTATGAACAGGCTGAAAAGTTGACGGAGCAAGAGAAACAAAACGCACAGTCCGCTGGAGAAGCTTTAAAACGATCCAATGCAGCAAATGAGAAAGCCGAGAACGCAAAGACTACAGCAGATGCAGCCAAAGAAGCAGCTGATGCAGCGGTGGTAACTCTGTATGATGAGTATGCAGTATCCGATAGCACTTCGGATCCTCCACAGGTGGGCTGGAGTACAGACACTCCGGTTTGGAAAGAAGGAATGTTCATCTGGCGAAGAGTAGTCTCGACCTACGGTGATGGTCATACAGAAGTTGGATCTCCGGCATTGATGACAGGAAACAGCGGTAGTAAAGGTGAAGATGCAGTGACCTTACGAATCGAATCATCAAGAGGAACTGTATTTAAGAACGATTCTGTTGCTACAGTTTTGTCAGTTGTAATTTACAAAGGTTCACATCGGATTACAGATAGTGCTGGACTGAAATCCGTATTTGGTAATGCTGCTTATTTACAGTGGAAGTGGCAAAGACTGGATGATGAGACTTTCGGTATCATTTCAGCAGGAGACTCAAGGTTCGGAGATAGCGGATTCACATTCACACTTTCACCAGATGATGTCGATACTAAGGTGACATTTATGTGTGAATTGATGGTTTAAATAGAAGGGAGAAAATTCAAAATGGCAATTAAATCAGCCGATCAAATTACGATTGTTGACGTAACTGATGCATATTCGGTCATGTTGACAAGCGAGGCTTATACCTTTGTTGGCGGGACAAGCGGAGTAGCAGCTGGACAGTCATGTACAACAGAAGCTGTTGCTTTCTGTGGAAGTAATCAGTGTTCTTCCGTAAATGTAACTGCAGCGGATATTGTGTGTCCAACTGGTATTAGTGCAACCGTAGAGAATAGCGGAACCTCGAAAGTAAAAGTTACTTTCAAAACTACAGCTACAATTGCAGTTGCATGTGAAGCGACGATTCCAGTAGTGGTAGACGGTATTACAGTAAATAAGAAATTCTCATTTGCTGTTGCCAAAGCAGGTACGAATGGACAGAACGGTACGTCGGTTACTGTCAAATCAAACTCAGTAACATATCAGGTCGGAACAAGTGGTACAACAAAACCAACCGGAGAATGGAGTCCAGATATTCCAACTGTAGGTAATGGTCAGTATTTATGGACAAAGACCGTAGTTACATATTCGGATGGTAAGTCAACTGAGGCTTATAGTGTTTCTTATAAAGGAACGAACGGTAAAAATGGAACTTCGGTTACAGTTAGCTCTACATCCGTAACATATCAGGCAAGTACATCTGGTACAACAAAACCGACAGGAACATGGAGCGAAACTGTACCGACTGTAGCAAATGGTCAGTTCTTATGGACAAAGACTGTCGTTTCATACTCAGACGGAAAATCCACAACATCGTATAGTGTTTCATATAAAGGCACTAATGGAACAAATGGTAAGAATGGCGCAGATGCTATTACTATGACTATTACCAGTTCAAACGGTACAGTCTTTAAGAATAATACTGGTTCAACTGTTCTGACAGCGCATGTGTTTGTCGGAGGGGTAGAGCAGAGCATTACAGATGCCGGAGTATGTGGTTCATTAGGAACTGTTAAATGGTATAAAGCTGGAAGTACCACGGCAGTCGCTACAGCCAAAACATATACAATATCAGCAGCCAACGTAGATAATATGCTCGCAATCACAGCACAGTTAGAAAAGTAGGTGATTTTACATGGCAATCAAAGCAAGTGCTCAAATTACCATTTCAAAAGTAATCGATATCTATGCGTGTTATCGGTACTACAAACTGCAGTCATCTACTTTAACAAAGCCATCTAAGCCGACTACAAATCCTCCTTCAGGTTGGAGTGATACAGAGCCGGCTTATGTTTCTGGTTCAACCAACACATTATATTTTGTGGATTGTAATGTATATTCTGACAAGTCATTCAGCTTTTCAGAGGTATCTAAAAGTAGTAGTTATGAAGCTGCGAAAGACGCCTGGAACAAAGCAAACAATGCTCAGAATAGTGTTGATAATCTGGAAATCGGTGGTAGGAATCTTATTCTTAACGGTAGAGGTAATAGTAAAACTGGTTTCTTTGCTAACTTCTCGAAAGTTACGGATGAATACGCAGAGGTTACTATTAGTTCTAAAAAAAACTACTTTGGTATATACCTTACAGCAGGATATTTATTAGGATGTAGAGATTATGAAGTCGATAAGGTCTACGTTTTTTCATATGACATTATGTTCACTGTATGGGATTTTCCAACTGGTACTAACCGCAGTGAGTGGTGGATTGGTCAACGGTATACAAATACACCTTCGGGAGAAACTGGAACTGGACAGTGGACTGGTGTAACTACGACAAAAATGCCGGTAGTCGGTATGGATGGATGTGAACTGAATAAGTGGTTTCATGTTGAAAAGAAAATTACAATTCCGAAACAAGCATCATCAAATGTATCAACAGAAGCTAAAATTTCATTATATAACTCATATGCAGATGCAACTGCAAAAGTTACATTTAGAATGAAAAATGTAAAACTTGAAAAAGGTAACAAAGCAACCGACTGGACACCGGCTCCGGAAGACAACATAGCCAAAGTAGATGTAGAATATTATCTCTCTACTTCAGCAACCTCACTAACAGGCGGAAGTTGGTCAACCACAGCACCAACCTGGGTGAATGGAAAGTATATGTGGTCCAGAACAGTAACGGTCGACGGAGCTGGTAACAAAACTTACTCGCCAAGTCAAAATGGAGTATGTATTGCAGGAGCTAAAGGAGATACAGGAGCAAAGGGCGATAAAGGTGACACAGGCGGAACAGGAGCAGCCGGAAAAGGAGTAACATCAATTGTCGAGCAATATTACAAATCTACTTCAGCTACTTCTTTAGTAGGTGGTAGTTGGAGCACGACTTATCCTGGTTGGGAAAACGGAAAGTATATCTGGACAAGATCGGTTATCACATATACAGATAAAACAACAACTACAACCACGGCTGTTTGTGTTACAGGAACCAAAGGCGATACAGGAGCTAAGGGTGACAAAGGTGATATAGGTGCGACCGGTAATGGTATCAGTAAGATAGACGAGCATTATGCAGTATCATCATCGAATTCAACAGCTCCTACATCATGGAGTTCAACCGTTCCAACCATGACTACAACGAACAAGTATTTGTGGAATTATGAGACGATCACTTACACAAATGGTTCAACTGCTGATACGACTAAACGAGTGATCGGTGTTTATGGAAATACAGGTTCTAAAGGTGATACAGGAGCTACTGGTAAGGGAGTCGGTAAAGTAACGGAGCACTATGCTGTATCAACTTCCAACTCAACGGCTCCGACTTCTTGGAGCGAAACTGTTCCGACACTTACTGCTACTAATAAGTATCTTTGGAATTATGAAACCATCACTTACACTGATAATACGACATCAGATACTGCAAAACGAGTTATCGGTGTTTATGGTGATAAGGGACAAACAGGGGCAACTGGTAAAGGTGTTAAATCCTCAGCGGTTACTTATCAAGCAAGTACATCAGGAACAACCATACCGACTGGCACATGGAGTTCAACAATACCGTCAGTTTCAGCCGGTTCGTTTTTATGGACTAGAACGATTATCACCTATACAGATGATACGACATCATCCTCATATTCTATCGGTAAGATGGGTAACACTGGTGCTACCGGTGAAACTCTATCCAACGGTAAACTTCTGTATAAAGACGTTATGTTTGCTGAAGGAAATAACGGCATAAGTTCTTATAACAATTCCAGCGGTGGCGCTGTTACGTTAGTACGACAGGCTAAATCGTCAGATAACCCATGCGGTGACTATGAATTAGTCATTACGAATACTGGCGCTGCTTCACCTGGTATTGGTGGATTTAAATGGGCACATGCCACACGAGCAAACGCTGTATTTATTTACCGTATTATCGCAAAGATCCCGACAGGCAGAGCTTTACGCTGGATGAGTAATAGCGCCGGTAATGTTAGTTCTGGTAAGTTCCTTACTTCCAATAGTGGAACTGGTAAATTCACAGAATACATCTACAAGTTTACTTGTGGTGCATCTGGTACTTTCGGCACTACCGGTTGCTTCTATATAAACGGTTCAGCAGGTAGTTCATCATCTCCTGTGAAATGGTATGTGGCTTATGCTGGCGTTTGGGATATGACTGATTATGAGGACATGCTTCCGAAAGACGAAGCAAAGGACATCTATACGACTCAGCTTGAACTGTCCAAAACAAACAGTGAGTTGCGCTTGGACTTTAATAAGTCAATCGCTTCAGCTACAGATGACATGCAGTCACAGCTCGAAGCAAGTAACTCAGCAACAAATCAGAAGTTTGGGGAAATCAACAAATACATTCGTTTTGCAGATGGAAAGATTATTCTTGGGGAAACTGGGAATGAGTTAACCCTGACTGTTCAGAATGATCGTGTTTCTTTCCAACAGGCGGGAAATGAGGTTGCATATTTCTCAAACAATAATCTTTACATCAAGAGAGCGGAGGTTCTTACGACGTTAAGGATTGGTAACTACGAGTGGGCTCCTAGAAATGATGGGGGTCTTGCTTTAAGAAAGAGAGGTAACTAATGGGCGTGGGGAAAAGTACTTTTGCCTTTACCAGCAGTAGTATATCTATCAACGATGGTTCGACTACCATCGATATTACACGAGACAATCAGTCTTATAGTCATAAATTATCACATGGATATGGAGATCTTGCGACATTAGCAGTCGGAACAACTTCCTATAAATGGACACCAACTGCAGATACACTGGCGAGTTTCCTGAAAGAGATTCCAAACCAGAAAAGCAGATTGATTGACGTCTATTTGGATACCTATAACGGATCAACTCGCGTTGGACGAGACGTACATGCATTGACAGTAACATTATCGGAAGCAACTGGTAAGCCATCTCTGAGTGACTTCGCAATCAACGATACCAATGCAACGGCGAAAGACTGGGATGTGATCGTGATCGGAAAATCGGTATTATCAGCATCTCAGACCGCAACTGCCAAATACGGAGCAAGTATCGTGAAGACAGTTTATACCTATGGCAGCAACGAGTATTCTAGCATTACAGATCTAATTGCATCTCTTCCGTTAACAACTACGCCGAAGAGTTATACAATCGGCTGCAAAACCACGGACAGTAGAGGATTCGTTACGACAGCAAGCTTGAGTAAATCCTGTGCGAAATACGAAGCGCCTACCATTGATTCCGTTGAATTCGTACGGTGTGATGCAGATGGCAATGAAACAGAGGCCGGAACGAAAGTAAAAGCTATCGTGAAAGGTTCCTGGGCTTCAATCGGTGGAAAGAATACAGCAACTTTGAAGATTGGCTATAAACTTCAAAATGGAACTTCTTATACTGAAGAGGCAGTTACTGTAACGAATGGTACGGTTAATGTGGAGCAGGTTCTGAGTGCAACTCTGGATGCAAGCTCTGACTATTTGTTCAGTGTTTCACTTGCAGATGGTATGAGTGTCACTTTCAGCGAGGATAGTATCGGTTTCTCCAATAGTAAGAATATTATGTATGTATCTGCGGATGGGGAAGAGTTGATACTTGGAAGTAGTTCTGAAGGAAATGTCTTAATTGGATCTGAAAAAGTTCAAATTCGAAAAGGTGAAAAAGTAAGAGCATCATTCGAATCTGATAAGTTAACTCTGGGTGACGGGTATTTAGCTCTCGGATATGATGACACCGCTAGTGGTATCGGCTCGTATTTATCATCGTCAGAATATGACGCTATAAATTTGATTATACCTGCAGAAACCGGAAGTCTGCCGAGCGGTGATAATATTGCTTCAAGGTTACATATGTGGGGTGGACCTAGACCCGCGATTGAACTCTCAAATTCAGAGGGGGCTGATCTTTTAGTAGGCGTTATTCAAGATGATGCAACAAGTGAATACGGAAGTTTGATTCGTTTAACTGGGGAATATATAAAGTTACAAGCTACGAAAACACTTACGTACAATATCCCAACATTACAAGCTGGAAACTGTAATACACTCACGGAAAGCGGAAAGTACTATCTTGGAAACAACTCGACCAACAGACCAGAGAACACAAACGGTTGGCTTGAATGCATGAAATACTCGACCGATTATTGTGCCCAAACCTATACCACTTATAACGGCAAGAAATATACCCGATATCAGCAGAATGGTACATGGGGTGCATGGTTTAGAGTATGGCAGAGTAGACAGCTATTCGGTAATGAGAGTCAGGCTATGAATACAACTATTACGTTATCCGATTCAGCGGCTAACTATGATATGCTTGAAATCTTTTACAAAACGAATGACGGTCAGCAAAATAGCACTAAAGTATACTCACCAAATAATAAGACTACTTCTTTAACTAGCGCTACGTTCTTTGGTGATAATAAAATTGTAATTAAGTCTAAAACAGTTAAAATAAGTGGTAAAACTATTGACACATATAAAGACGATAATAATGGATATTATACAGGTGAAGTTGGTTTTACTGGAAATACAAATAATGGAGCTTACCGCCGTGATAACGTAGGTATTATCAGAGTCTTAGGATGGAGGTAATATCATGTTTTATATTCAAGTAGATGAAAATAATCGCTTCATATCCTACGACTCAAATCCAACAGAGCTTCATACAATCCCAATTGAAGATCCTTATATCATATATTCAGATCCAAGATACAGTCCAGAAGATTACATCATCAAAGACAATAAACTGGTTCTGGATCCTTTACCTGAGACACTTAAAAGAATAGCAGAGCAGGAGAAAAGAGAAGCTTTCTTATCAACAGGACCAGATACGTTATCCGATCAGGATGATGCAGTATGTGCGTTGTATGAAGAAAACTTAGCTATCAAGGAAACAGCAGCGGAGCAGGACGATGCAATTTGTTACTTATATGAACAGTTTCTGAAGGAGGATGAGACCGATGGCAATTAGAGCGATTATCAATGCGTATGTAAGAAGAATCAAACGCGGGTCAATCACTATTGATGGTGTACCGGAAGAGATTCGAGAAGAAGTGAGAAAAGTATTAGAAAAATCAAAATAGGGGAGACATAATTATGGATTTTACAATTTTAACTGAACATTTTGTACTTGTAGTTATGGTTGCGTGTCTGGTAGTAGGATATATTATCAAACACGCAACTTTTTTATCTAAGATCCCGAACAACGACATTCCGGTAATCTTAGCGGTGATCGGTGCTGTACTGAATGCCGTGGTAAGTAAACCGTCTGTAGAATCAATTGTTTACGGAGCAGTAATGGGGTTAGCTTCTACTGGTCTGCATCAGGGATTCAAAGCTTTTATCGAAGGGGCGAATACTACTGAAACCAAGGAGACTGAATAATGAAATTTGCAATATCGACTGACCAAATAATATGGTTCTGTTCGTTTGTGGCAGGGCTGTGGGGGCTGTGGAAAATTGTAAAAGAAGCAAGAAAACCCAACGATGATTTAAAAGCAAAAGTGGAAAAACATGATCGACTTTTGGACAAAGACAACAAGCGTTTAGAAGAGATCGAAACATCTAATCAGATGATCTTGAAGAGTCTGCTAGTAATCATCAATCACGAGATAACCGGGAATGGTGTGGAGAAGATGAAGACGGTGAGAGATAGTTTAGAAGAGTATCTGATTAAGCGATAAAATTCAAAATGGAGAAAAGGGACCGAATCGCGTTGATTACAGCCCCTTTTCTTTTTCTCCCAGCCTTGCTATATAGCCATTGGGATGAAGCATGGTCACGTGAATGAGGTGTGATATGACCCCAAAATTACTCGCACTTAAGCTTCACTCGAATCGTATACGGAGCCACGTGATACTGCAAGCCTTTTCTAACATCTGTCTCAAATATCTCGGCATTCTTTTTATTGATTCGCACGATCTGTGGACGGTCGTATTCGATGCGGTCTATAATACTTTTTAGATACTGGTTTGTGATTTTGGCATCTAGGTCGGCATCTTCTAAGGCTTTCAAAGCTTCGGTCGTTTTGATCAGCTCGTCTTTATAATCGATGTGTTTAGGAGCGGAACCTTTCGCTTTATCAAGTGCTTTATTTATCTCTTCCTTCTCGGCTAATACTTTCTTATTCAACTTCTCGAAAATATGTTGAGGGAGGCGTTTATTTGGATCAGGGTCATATTGTGCTTCCCATTGGTCCTGTTCTTTTTGTTCAGCATCTTTAAGTTGTTTAGTGAGACGCTCTATTAGATCCTTATGCAATTTCAAAGAATCGTCTTGATCGTTCTCTATACGAACCTTAAAGTCTTCTATACAATCTCTTAAAACCTTACATATATAGTCTAGTACTTCGTTATAATCTACGGATCCTGTCTTACAATGAACCTGATTATTACATACGAGTTTTGGGGGAGCAAATTCAACCCCATTTCGATTGTATGTGTTATAGCCTATTTTTGATCCACATTTCGTACAAAACATAATTCCACTAAAAGGATTCTTTAGGCTTAGATTTTGTTTAGTACGGTGGCGTTTTCCCTTAATCATACGTGCTTTGTAGAAAAGCTCTTCTGAAATAATCCCATCGTGTTTTCCCTCAAAGACTAGATATTCATCGACTTTTGCTTTTGGCCGGAGCTTCTTAATCTCTTGATTCTCAATAACTTTAATAGTCTTTCTCCAGTTCCAGCGAACACAACCGATATAATGGACATTTTCCAAGATTCCGAAAATGATACTCGGTTTCCAAGTAGAGCAGCCTGTTTTAGTTTTAACACCTAGCTCTTCTAATCGTCTGCAAATAGTTGTAACACCGATATCGTCATTACAGTACCAGTTGAAGATCATACGGACCACGTCGGCTTGGTCTTTACGTTCGACTAGGGTAAAGTAGTTTTTCTTCAGCACTTCGTCATATCTCTCGACACGATCATAACCATAAGGAGCAACAGAACCCACATAGTTACCAGCTTTAACACTTGCTAATCGACCACGAGCTTGAATCTTTTTGAAATATTCGAGATACTCATTCCCTCGTTTTAGCTCTCGTTCAAAAGCATCACGGTCATATTCATCTCTTAAGTCGTATATTTTATGTGGTGTAATGACGCAAGTATTTGTATATCGAAGAAGACGAATTAGTTTCCCAGCGTCCTCTAAATCACCACGACTGAGACGCTGTACATCGACTACGATAATCGCCTTAATGGCTGGGTTCTCAATCGCTTTTAGTAATCGTGTGATTTCAGGTCTATCTTTAAGTGATTCACCAGACCCAACTTCCATGTATCTGTTTTCTTCTGGAATGGAACCCCCAAGATATTTCCGCGCATATTCATCGATGATTTCGCTGTGTCTTTGAAGTGTCTCCTCGACCGATAATAACGGGTCGTCCATTCTTGACTTTCTTCCATATTCTAACGATTCGTAATAATAAAACTTCGGATATTCTTTGTACATTGGTGTTCTTCCTTTCTATGATGTGTGTTTTATAAAAGATGTGTACTGCCCGAATAACTTTAGACATCACCTCCTTTACGCATAGAAATTAAGAACTTTCCATACTCTATCAATTTTTCGTGTTCTTCATCGGTAAATGGATCCATGCCGAATACTTTATGCCAAGTTTCAACATGCCTCACATATTCTTCATTCATTGATGAGTATATAGCTTCTTCTTCGCCATCTGATATTTTCGTTGATAACATTTCTTTCGTACCCCAACCCATTAAATGTGCTGGAGTCGTATCCAGAGCTTCCGCTAAAGGATTCAAGATATCTAACGGTAAATTCTCAATACCTCCATTTTCGTAACGGTAAATAGTTGTGCGATTCTTCCCTAATTTTGCAGCGAGTTCTTCAATCGTGATACCTCTTCTCATTCTTAAAAGTTTTATTCGTTTTCCTATTGTCATTAACTTTTCTCCTTTCTGCTTAATCAATCATATATTAATAATTGCACATATGCAAACAAAAAGTAAAGTTAGAATAAAAATGTTGCATGATATGCGAAAAAATCTATTGACAGAAAAATCCCAATGATGCTATCTTTTTAATTGTTGCGTAACATGCAACTAGAAAGAGGTGTGTGCATTGAATGCAAATAAATTATGGATCAAGATCATTGAAGCGGGGATTACCATCGGGGTCGCGTTAGAAATATACGAACTATTATGCAACCCAGAAAAACTAACGATTGGTGATGCATTGCTGTTAAAAGAATTATTAAACTTAACAAACCTTGAAGCAATTGACATATTTTTATCATAGAGGTGTTATACATATGAAAACTTATAAATTTGAAAATGCTACGATTTATGTGCATGGCGAAGTAGATAAAGATGCGCTTAGAAAAGCAACGATTAAACTGGTAAAAGATTCTCGTAAGTATAAGGCAGAACGGAGGGCGGTTAAGTGATGTCTACCGTGATACGACCAGAAGTATCGAAGAAGAATCGTTATTGGATTAGTAAGCATCGGCATTACGAGTTGAAACATTTCTGTTTACAGTATGCCGATTGGAAGAAAACCTATTCATATTTGGATGGAAATACAGTAGCTGCTACGAACTTAGAGCGCTTACCGTCTGGAAATGAAGTCGGTGATCCTACAGCAGATGTTGCATTACAGAAAGCTTATTATCTAGAGCGAATTGAGTTAATCGAGAAAACTGCTGAAGAAGCTGATAAATACTTGAGTGATTACATATTGAAAGCTGTAACGGAAGGTATTTCGTATACGTGCTTAAAATTCAAAATGGAGATCCCATGTGGACGAGACATGTTCTACGACAGATATAGACGGTTCTTTTGGCTGTTATCGAAGATGAGGGACTGAAAATCGAGCTAGGAGAGATTAAAGGTTATTATCCGATTATTGATAATAAAACCGGTAAGGAAGTTGGATACTTTATGTGTACAAACGGTAATAAATTAGCAGTACGATTCTTATCGTGGATGACAGATTATCGAGGAAAAGACGCAATAAAGCATACGATTAAATATTAAGTTTTAAGAGGGCTTGGGTTAATTGAACTCGGGCTCTTTTTTATTTGAAGACGCTGAGAATAGGTTTGAGCACGCCAAAACAGACGCGAAATAAACAATTCCTCTTATGAAAAGGAGAGAAAACCGCTGAGGAAGGAACCTCATTGGACCCGAAAAATTACGAGGGATATAAAAAGCTAAGAAGTCGAAAGACCTGAGATTAGCCAATGAGATGTGGTTCGAGTCCACACGGCTCGTCCTTTTGTTTTCTCCAATACGCGAAAACTACACGTGCTGTTATGAGAAAGAGAAAATTACCTCGATTGGAAGAGGCCAAGCCGTAACAAGTATCAAATGCGGAGCAGGTTTAAGCCCTGTGATTCTCTTTCTTTTGTTTTCGCGCCAGAAACACGTACTGTTATGAAAACTATAAAACACATAAGAAAGGAGAATAAAATTATGGAAGTAGTATCAATGGAAGATTTCAAACGTGAAGCTAAGAAAAGAGCATTCAAGGAGAAAGTGAAACAAAAATTTCAAAATGGAAAAGAGTGGTGTATACGAAATAAAGAAGCGGTGATTACACTCGCACCAGTTGCAATCGGAGGAGTTACAACAATTATAAAAGTTGTATCCAAACGAAGCAACTTACGCAAGCAGGAAACACTGAAAGATTTATATTGCTATGACCGATCTCTTGGACATTATTGGAAATTACGTAGAGAGCTTTCTAATAAAGAATGGCTGGAAATAGATCAGCGTAAGAAAAATGGAGAACGACTTTCAGATATATTATCAGAAATGAAAGTGTTGAAGTAAATAAGATTATGAGTCTTGGAGAAATCTGAGGCTCTTTTTATTTACACGCGAAAATTACACGGTACGTTATAGAAAGAAACTTTAATTATTATTAACTAAAATTAGGAGGAAATTATTATGATGACATGTGCAGAAAGAATGAGAAGAATTAGAGTTATGACTACTATGGATAACGTATATAATAATGGTTCTAATCAGGTAAAGAAAGCAGATGACGGAACAATGACTTATCTTGATAAAGAAGGTAATACATTAGTTAAAGCATCTATGAAAAAGATCGAGACTCGATAACAGGGTCTCTTTCTTTTCTAACCTAGCTTAGCCATATTTAATCTAGGTTAGACCCATCATACATATATTCCGTACTCGGGTGACCAGAAACAATGTTACAGTTTCAATGTGAAAAATTCCCCGGGTGAGATTTTCGATAAAACATTTCGCTAGTGAGCTAGTGATATCTGGTTTACGGAAGTGAAAGAAAGGAGGTATACATATGACAGAAGCAGTATTCTTATTGCTCGGTGTTATCGCAGGGGCTATTGTCACAACGGTCTTAAGTCGTAGCAAGACAGGATATGGTTTCTTCAAACTTGAGAAAATTCCGGACGAAAAAGATCTCTATACGATCAACATGAGACTCATTCCGGATCAGAAGTTGAATGAGAAGAAACGTATCATTTTAACGCGAGAATAACACATGCTTTTATGAAACACATTAACTGAATTCAAAGGAGGATTTTAAAAATGAGCACTAAGAAATTATTAGAGGAAGAAATTCAGTCAGAGATCGAAGAGATTTCGAAGATGGAAGTTGGTTCAGACAAGCATAAAGCCGCAACTGAAGCATTAGCCAAACTGATGGACAAGTATAATGAAATGGATAAGCTTGAATTGGAGTATCAGGACAAGTACGACAGCCGTGAAGCCGATCGTATTATGAAAGAGAAACAATTGGAGCATGATAAGAAAGATGCGAAAGTCAAGAACAGTTTAACAGCGGTGAGTGTAGGTGGTGGACTTTTAGTGACGATCTGGGGTATTTGCAAATCACTGAAATTCGAGGAAACTGGTATTTACTCATCGTTAATTAGTCGAGGCATGATTCAGAAAATACTTCCAAAAAAGTAAAGTCTGATGTGTTTCAAAATGGAGGGTCTAAGTTGAAATAACTTGGGCTCTTCTTTTACCCTGTATGCGATCTAAACAATGTATGTTATGAAACAAAGTTAATATGATTCTAAAACAATTCAATTAAGAAAAGGAGAGTAAACTATGGAAACAAGAAAAATCAAAACGAAGATTAAAGTAACTTATACTGATGAGAACGGTAGAAAACTTATGCGAAATGATCGTGATGTAGCTAGAGTCGACGGCGTTAAGTTGGGATTGTGTGATTTACCAAATGACGGTAAAGAATACACAACTATGACACTGAAAGACAATGCGAAAATTATGATAGCTGAGTGCACTGAAGAACAGTATGAGTTATTCAAGAAGACTATTGAAAAGCTTTATCCTGGTTTGTGTGAATTTGATGTTGAATAGTGCATTGGAATAAAACACGAGAGGGTCTCGTAATGAGACCTTTTCTTTTTCTCGCGAATAATTCAGCTTCTATTATAGAAAAGGAGGCGATGATTTATGAAACCTGTAATAAACGAAAAGCAGAAAACGGAAATTGAAGCACTTGCGGTGGAGCATTCAGATGCATTAATTGCTATGGGAGCAGACCTGTATAGACAGGGTTTGATCAAAGGAGCAATTATTGGAGGATTAGGTGTTGCTACAGGATTTGTAGTTTCGATAATTAAATCTGCGAAGAAAGAAACTAAAATGGAGCAAGATCATTGACAAATTTTTAAAAGGGCTTGATATAGTGATTATTTCAGGCTCTTTTCTTTTTCTCATAGACGCGTATAAAACATACTATGTTATGAAACTAAAAACGACGGGCTAAAAAAAGGAGGAAATTTATATGAAATTGATTAGTAGTTTAGGTTATGTAACAAGAACAGACGATGTTTGTAATAAGAGATTATGGGCAATAGATCCAATCGCAAAGAAAATCTACGATCTACATATAGTACAAGCGTATTCGATAGATAAAGTAGGTAAGGAATTGGGAATGGATTGTCTATTAGTTGATGCTATTATTACGGGAATTAGATCACATTACAAGATAAGCTTTACAAAACAGATCAAAAATAGAATCAGTATGAATATATTAGCACCAATACAGTTTAGAAAGTTAATACAGAAGGGAGTCCTTAAATAGGGCTCTTTTCTTTTTTCTCATAGACGCGATGATTTCAGCTCCTATTATAGAAACTAAATCAATTCAATAAAAAAAAGGAGAATAAAATTATGAAGGATATGACAGTTAAAGTTTATTTTAATGTAACTGATTTAGGAGCATACGGAGCAATTCCAGGATTAAAAGAGGCAATGCAAAGTGAGCTTATTAGAGTTTACAACATATATGCTGATAAAACGAATTCTGGCATAACTGAACAGTTGAACAGTGAGTTTAATAGGCTTCATCCGAATTACTTTGAAAAGAATTCGAATAGAGAATGGTATGAATTAGCTGAATACAATCGGTTTATGGCAGACGGATATCAGCGATTAGTAGTTGATGAACTTAATAAATCAAATGTGAGTCAGATACTGGACTTCTACGTAGATCCTGAAGAAGTTGTATTCAAAGGACTGTTAAAAGTAGATCATAATATTAAAATCGATTTCTATATGAAAGAGGCTTAGTTTACGATTAGGGCTTGGGTGAGATACTCAGGTTCTTTTCTTTTTAACCTATTTATTAATATGAGAGCAACATAAACAATAGTTAATATTATATAAACCATAGTTAATGTATATAAGGAGTAATATATGCGCTATTTTTATGAAAAGCCACAAATCTATCGATCCATGTACGGATCAACCTATGAATGCGAACATCCGGTTTATAGTAAATGCACCTTATTCAAAATAGGAAATCGTGGATTAGGAGTCATTCAACAGCAGTACGATCCAGCTACTAAACGAACATGGTGGGGTGAGATTGATCCATGGCTTACAGATGAATTGTATTTACATACGAAATTCAAATCCTTCTTTGATGAGCGATCTGGAGAATTAATAGATGGATTATACCCCACTGTTACAATTCGACAAATCATGTGGGCGCTGAAGATGAAACCAATACCGCGTGAACGATGGGAAACATGCTTTGATCGACGAGTTATCTAATTCGCTAAAATTACATGTTCTCTTATGAGAAGTGAAGGAGGTATAATTATGTTAACACCGAAAACAATAAGAATCGCAAAATTCGTTGTATCTGTTATTGGAGCGGGATTAACACTCGTATCCAGAAACAATACGGAGAAATTGTTAGATGAGAAAATTGCTAAGAAGGTGACAGAAGTGTTATCTAAGCACAATCAGTAAGAGGGTCCTTAGGGACTCTTTTATTTTTATAAAGAAATTAGGAATGTCGGAACGTAAGTGAAGTATTTTCGCGATAAATACATACCATGTTATGAGAAAAATCATAAGGAGGTAACTAAAATGTTAGACTTTTTAAAATTAAAATTATCTACAAAATTTATGAAAGGCATCGTAGCCAAAGTTATATCTAAGAAAATATATAAACAATTAGGATACAAAGTTGATATCCAATTGAATGATGTTCAGCTCGATGTAATTGATGGCGACGTGAAATTCCATATCGATGTAGACGGTAAAATGAACAAGACAGAATTTGGTAGACTTATGGAACAAATCGAGGAGGAGGCCTAATTAAGGTCTCTTTCTTTTCTGTTTGAAGACACTGAGAACAGTTGAGCTTAATGAAGTATCATTCGCGAAATTTACACGTGCTGTTATGGAAACAATGGATAGATGCTGGTGGAAATCCAGCGGTGAGACACGAAGGCGGTGCGCCAAGTAATAACTTAATAAAAGATGCACCCCACCGGGCAACGGTTTTCGTTGGGCCGACCCTGAAGTCGTTGTTTCTGAATAGTGGCTCTAGCGGTAGAGTTTATGGGTTCGACTCCCACCCTATTCTTTTTCTTTTTCTTTTATATTCGCACGAAAAACACGCTCCTTTATAGAAACGAAAAACAGAAATCTAAGGAGGAAACAAAATGAATATTAATTTTACAGCAGCAATGCAGACAGCGAGTGAGAAGTATACCAGTCTTATGGATCTGGCGTATCAAGCGAAAAATGGAGGAGATATCGATTACGATAAACTCATTAACCTGATACACAGCGTTTATATGGACGAGGTACAGCTCATTACAAATATGTATAGCGAAGATGTAAAGAAAGAGGAAACGCGAAGGATTGAAGTTCCTAGTTTCAAGAGGAAGGAGACCTAATTATGGGTCTCTTTTTCTTGACTTATAAAGATTCGCGATTAAAACTGGTTCTCTTATGATGAATCGAAAAGGAGGAATTTACGATGAAAGACAATAAACTTGTAGGGAAAGACGCTATGAAGACTGTGATAAATGTTGCGAAGAGTCTGAAAGGAGTCATCATTCCAGTACTAGGAGTAGTCTTGTCTAGTATCACGATTTCAGATTTACTGAACGCGGTTAGATATAGCGGTAACGTCGGATATGACGATGCTGTGAAAGTGATCATGAACAGTAATATGTTAGCGTCGTACAAGACAGAGGCTATTACCGTACTGAAACATGACGGAACTCCAGACTATTACAGAGCAGTTATTAGCACAGTTAATAGTGATATGATGAGTAGCTATAAAGTAGATGCGATTCGTAATATGTCTAAGGAACAATGATTCAAAATGGAGTCTGAGTTAATTTAACTTGGGCTCTCTTTTTATTCGCGATAGAATCATGGTCTTTAATGAAAGGAGTGATTATATGTTCAAAAGTAAATGGCAAAAGAAGTATGAGAAAGTAATGGGGAACGTAAAATGGGCAGTGAACTATTATCAGAATCTAGCTGAAGGGCTTGATGCTAAAATTGCTGAGAATGGAGGCAATGCACACGAGAAGCGTTTTTCAGAAATTTATCATGCACAGGAATCTACTTTGAGAGACGTATTAGAACTTATGAAAGTAGTGAAGGAGGAGTCTTAACGGGCTCTTTCTTTTCTTATTCGCGAAATTTACACGTGCTGTTATGAGAAACAAATAGCTCAATTGGTTAGAGCACTCGACGGAAGCCGATGGTGTAATCGAGAGACACGGGTTCGAATCCCGCACTGTTTCTTTTTGTTTTCCAGAGAATCTGGGAATGCCCGAGCTTAGGCGAAGGTTTCACTAATTCATTTAAAGGAGTGTTTAAACATGGCAAACACTACAGAAAGACGGACAGATGGTTATGGCGTGGAGGAAGTTATTGACGTGGTAAGAAGTCTAGCTCAATCTCAAGGATCTTATAGTCGTTTGCTGGAACAGATTCTGTATTTCCAAGAGTACGAACCTGATACTTTTGATGAATTTAAACGAGTTGTGGAAGAACAACATTTCAAAGATCCGGTGGATGTGGTTTTATTTTTCGAACAATAAAGGCGCGAAATTTACAAGTGCTGTTATGAGAGAAAGGACTTGTGTAAAAGCAAGGAGGTCTGACGAACAGTATTGAGGAACTGTTACTTTCTCTCTTTTTCTTTTTGTACCCAAATAACCAATAAGGATGTGTCCTAAAATGAATGCGCGGCTATTCGCCAAACGTAATGCATCGACAATTTTAACTTGCTTAGGAGGAATTGGAGTAGTAGCGACATCTATTATGGCAGCAAAAGCAACACCGAAAGCTTTGAAATTAATTGAAGAAGCTGAACGTGAGAAAGGAGAGAAACTATCAAAATGGGAGAAAGTTAAAGTAACAGCACCGAAATATGTGCCGGCAATATTTATTGGAACTTGTACGGTGGTTTGTATTTTTGGAGCGAATATTTTAAACAAACGTCAACAAGCATCTCTAGCCAGTGCTTATGTATTCCTGGATCAATCATACAAGAAATACAGACGCAAACTGGTAGAGCTGTATGGTGAGGAAACGCATAACGAAGTGGTGAAGTCTATTGTAATTGAAGAAGCTAGAGAGGTTGGAATCACTGCAGAAAGTTTATGCACTATGACTTGTTTGACATCAGACGAAGCATGTGGCGATCCGGTGTTATTCTATGACGAGTGGTCACACCGATATTTCGAATCTACTATCGAGCAAGTGATTGCAGCCCAATACCACGCCAACCGTAATTTTGTATTGAGAGGATATATAACAGTAAATGAACTATATGATTTCTTAGGTTTAGATCCTACAAATTACGGTAATACACTAGGCTGGGCTGTAGAAGATGAGTTTTACTGGATTGATTTCGACAATCATAAGGTAATTTTGGATGACGGATTAGAATGTTATATTATCGAAACACCGTGGGGGCCAAGTTCTGATTTTCTAGAATATTATTATTGAATTAGGAGGTTAAAATGCCAAAAGCAGAAGATTTAACAGGACAGAAATTTGGACGTCTAACTGTTAAGGAATTTTATGGAAAGAGTAGAGGTGGTAAACGTCTATGCTTATGTGAATGTGATTGTGGAAATATAAAAGCGGTGTCTACTTATGATCTTAAAAGCGGCAAAGTTGTAAGTTGCGGATGCTATTGGAAAGAAAGACTTGTTGAATGCAATACAACTCATAACATGAGTATCGCTCATAAAAAATTATATTACGAACATTACAATATGATAAAACGATGCCATGACAAAAAATGTAAAAATTATACTAACTACGGAGCCAGGGGAATAAAAGTATGTGACAGATGGAGAGAAGATATTCATAACTTTTATGACGATGTTTCAGTGTTGCCCCATTTTGAAGAAGAAGGTTATTCATTAGATCGTATAGATAACGATGGGATTATAAACCAAGTAATGTTAGATGGGCGACAATTAAAGAACAAAATTTAAATAGGCGTAATACGTTGTACTTTGACTACAATGGAGAAACTCGTACATTAAAGGAATGGTCAGAAATATTCAATATACCATATCAGATCCTATACCATCGTGTTTTGACGGCGAAAGGCGATTTCGAAAAGGTTATCGCCAAAGAAATGGAGCGACGTAAGAGCTGAAATAAGTAAAGGAGTAAATTATGAGTTCCTTCTCAAAATTCAAGAGCTTGATGATTCGCGAAATTTACAAGGCCTATTATGAGAGAATAAGATCGACAACTGGAAACAGAACGATCATGTATGCAGTGAAATTCTGAGTACGTTCTCTCTTTTTCTGTTTGAACTTAGTGAGAACGGATTTGGTAAAACAGGGTTCCGTACGCAGGTAACAAAAAGACATGTTAAATTTATATCGCGAATGAAACAACGGCTTTTATGAGAATTAAGAAAGGAGACTTAAACAAAATGAACAAAATCAAAGTAAACAAACGAGCAGTCTTAACAGCACTGTCAGCAGTATTTGGAGTGGGAGGATTTATAGTAGATATCTTGTCACACAAAGATGACACAGAGGAGATTGCACAGAGAGCAGCGGAGATTTTAGAAGAGAAAAAGTCTGCTGATGAATAACGAGATAGGAGAGATCTGACAAAACGTCGGGTCTCTTTTATTTATAGATTTTTAATAAGTAACACGTTCATAGGAAAGGAGAACAAACATGAACAAACCAAATGTAAACAAGTATTTCAAAATGGCAACAAGAATGGTCAAAAAACGTAGTCCAGAGATTCTGACAGGGCTCGGTATTGCAGGCATGATTACCACTACAGTATTGGCTGTAAAGGCAACACCGAAAGCTTTGACACTTATTCAGGACGCTGAGATTGAGAAAGTAGACAAGCAGGTTAAAGAAGGAAAAGGTCCTGACGAATTGGTTAAAAATTTGACACCAGTTGAAGTCGTAAAAGTAGCATGGAAACCTTACATTCCAGCAGCTCTTATTGGTACTGCATCCGTTGCTTGTTTGATCGGAGCGAATTCTGTACATGCTCGTAGGCACGCTGCGTTATATTCTGCATACAAGTTATCCGAAACTGCATATGCCGAGTATAAAGATAAAGTAGTAGAGACAATCGGTGAAAAGAAAGAAAAGAAGGTTCGTGACGAAATCGCAAAAGATAAAGTCGAGAAGAATCCAGCAAGTAAAACCGAAATCTTTATGACAGGCAAAGGAGAGTCTTTATTCTATGATCCGTTGTCTGATCGATATTTCATGTCTGATATGGAATCCATTCGTAAGATCGTAAATGACTTGAATTACGCAATGGGTTACGGAACAGAAATGTATGTATCGTTAAGTCAGTTATACGATGAATTAGGATTGAAACATACGGGTGTAAGTGATGATATCGGTTGGAATATTTCTGACGGATTAATTGAACCAGAATTCAGTACGCAGATGTCCGATGATGGAAGACCGTGTATTGTTATGGATTTCTTAGTGACTCCGCAATACAACTACGATCGTGTTTATTAGGCATTCGCGAAAAATACATGTCGTGTTATGAGATACAAATTAAATTCAAAATTATGGAGGTATTCAAAATGAGTGAAACAACAAACGAAGTAATGGAAGAAACAATGGTAACTGAAGAACCTATGGAAACAGAAGTATGCGAATATACGGATGAAGAATGTGGTGGTTCTGGAAAGGTATTAGCGTTAGTCTTAGCTGGATTAGCTGGTGCTGCTACAGTAGGTACTGTGGTAGTAAAGAAAATCAAAGATAAGAAAAATGGGAAACCTAAAAAGAAAAGAGCACATTGGAAACTCGTAAAAGTCGAGGAACCTGATGAAGAGGTTGACGATGACGTTGTTGCAGAAACCGAAGCTGAAGAGAAGTTGAGGAACCAAACGAAACTGAAGAAAAGAAGTAAGATTTGTTACCTAGAAGGGAGACCTGAGTGAAAAACTCGGGTTTCTCTTTTTGTTTTGACGAATTGTTTTAACGTGTGTATGAAAGGAGAAACTATGACGAAACGAGGTGTCATTCGATTATTTAGTGTAGCAGCGGGAGCATCCGTTATTTGTATCGCTAAATATATTTCAAACAGAGGATTTAACTCAGCAATTGAGAAAGCAGCAAAGAATCGTAGCGAAGAAGAGAAATTGATCTTTGACGAATACGAAACTGTATCAAAAGCAACAAACGATATTCTGAGACGAGAGGAAGATACGAGAGAGTTAATGGAGAGTACAATCCGGTCCGCATATAATCGGGCAAATAATATTACTCGCAATATTCTGGAAAAAGAGAAAGCAAAGTCTCAGGCAGAATATCGAACCTTATCAGAAACTTACGAAGCACTGGATGCTGAAATGTCAACCATCAAAGCCATTGAGGAATCTACGGTAAAAGATGTTCTCAAAAATGATGACGCGTATCAGGCATTAAAGAGTGCTCGGAAAGTCTTAAAGAAAGAAGAAAAGTCCACAGATAAAATTGATGCGAAAATGGCGAATCGTAAAGAAGCGATCATGAATAGTGTCATCAGTGGACGTACAGATAAAGCCAAGAAATTATTCGAGGAAGCGGATTCAATTAAGAAACAGATGTATGATTCTGACGGTCGAATGGCAGCGATCGTAGCAAATCGAACAGATGATGAGAAAGAACTTTTCAAACAGTTAGAGCGTTGCAAAGAAGATCTCTATCATGTGAAGGATATTAAGAAAGAGATCATCAATAAACGCTCAGCAAAAGATAAAGCTGTATTTGAAAAGAAGTCAAACCTTGCAACAAAGATTTCCGAAATTAAGGAAACGGAACGAACCAATATCGATTCGCGAAAGGCTTTTACTGATGAATTGAAATCAATGGGTTTCGGCAAAGTCAGTGTATTCGTAGTTGGTTTAATTCCGTTAGTCCCAGTAGGCATTCTCACGTTCGATTATATTTCTTGGTTGATTAATTTTACGAAGAGTATGTAAGAAAGGATTAATTCTATGCAGGAATACAGCAATTACGAACCTTATCATAAATATGTGTACGATGGTCCGGCATTAGAATTCGATAGATTAGTAGCGGATCATTGGAATGGAGAGACGATGGCTCCAACAGCTAGAAAAGCGAAAAGTAATCTCTCTTATCAGTTTAAGAAACAAAATAACAGAATGCCAGGAGTGAAGATTACATTACCAGGCAAAATCAAAATGGTGAATTAAAAAGGAGAAATGGAATGGCAGAATACAAGTCAAACTCTCACAAAAGTAAAACAGAAGCACAGGAAGTTGCGACTACCGAAGAAAAGAGAGTAAAAAAAGTAGTTAGTGGAAAAGCGACCACAAAGAAAAATGAAGCTCGCAGATTCACAGGGTTGTTTGTATCTGAAGATGCTGCAAATGTGAAATCTTACGTATTAATGGATGTGTTGGTTCCAGCAATTAAGAAAGCAATTTCCGATATCGTAACGGACGGAATTGACATGATCTTATACGGAGAATCCAAGGGTGGACGGAGATCTCGATCTAGCAGCAACGTGTCGTATCGTTCTTATTACGATGATCGTGACAGAGATCGAAGAGACAGGAATCGTGATGGACGTGGCGGCTCTGGACGATTCGATTATGACGATATTGTATTCGATACCCGTGGAGATGCAGAACGTGTTAAAGAGGAAATGATGGATACTATTGATCGTTACGGAATGGTAACAGTTGCGGATATGTATGATATGGCAGATTTGACAGTTCCACATACAGCAAATCGATACGGATGGTTTAATATTCGTACGGCAGAGGTTGTAAGAGTACGCAATGGATATGTGTTGAAGTTACCGAAAGCAATGCCAATTGACTAAATTCAAAATAGACAGGAGTTGTCGTTACGATGTTACTCATGACGAAAGGATTAGAACAAGCATTTGAGCAATACCCACTTTATTCACAAGAAGAGAAAGGTTTTGAATCTGACGTGGTCGTAAAATATTTCAATCCATGCGGTGCCGGAACTTGGTTGATCACGGAAGGTGAGAAACAAGAAGATGGTGATTGGCTATTTTACGGCTATTGTTATCTCTTCGAATGGGAATGGGGTTATGTGATGCTGTCTGAATTACAAGAAGTCACATTACCTTATGGTTTAACAATCGAACGAGAACAATATGTCACTGGTAAGAAAGTAAAGGATTATATTTCATAAGAAAGGATAGAGGAAAACATGAAAACTATGAAACTTCCAGCAAGCGCTACAAGAGCGTTAAATAAAGCAGCACTTAAATTAAGAAAACACAGCCCAGAAATCTTAGTAGCAGCAGGTATTGTGGGCACAGTCACAAGTACCGTCATGGCTTGTAAGGCTACTACGAAAATCGATACGGTTCTTAAGGAATCTAAAGATCATATCGACGTAACGAAAAAGTATGTAAAGGAAACTGGTTTCTCTGAAAAGTATACCGAGCAGGATTATAAGAAAGACTTAACGATCATGTATACACAGAGAGGATTACAGCTTGCAAAATTGTACGCACCGTCTGTTATTCTGGGTACTATATCAATCACAGCAATTTTAGCAGGACATAATATTCTTCGTAAACGTAATGTAGCACTTGCAGCAGCTTATGCAACTGTGGATAAAGGCTTTAAAGAATATCGTGGACGTGTGATTGAACGTTTCGGTAAAGAGCTGGATAAAGAGTTGAAATACAACATCAAATCTAAAGAAGTCGAAGAAGTAAAAGTTAACGAGGAAACTGGGAAAGAAGAAATCGTGAAGAAGTCTGTGAATATAGCAGATCCGAATGTTTACAGTGATTATGCACGTTTCTTCGATGATGGATGTACTGGTTGGACAAAAGATCCAGAGTATAATTTAATGTTCCTGAAAGATCAGCAGCGTTATGCAAATGACCGTCTGAAAACAAAAGGCAGCTTGTTCTTAAATGAAGTATACGATATGTTAGGTATTCCTCGTACAAAAGCAGGAGCATGTGTTGGTTGGATCTATGACGAGAAGCATCCAAACGGTGATAACTTTGTAGACTTCGGTATTTACGATTTATACAATGAAAAAGCACGTGATTTCGTAAATGGTTATGAACGTACGATTCTTCTTGACTTCAATGTGGATGGAAACATTCTTGATTTAATCTGAATGGCAGGATTGGATAGTCCGTATTCTGGTAATCCATACCGGGATATGTTTGACTATCCTCTTTTATAGAAAGGAGAAGTTATGACTGGGAAAGAACTAATCCGATATATCATTGATCACGACCTGGAACAAGAGCAGGTGTTTCAAAATGGAAAATTTATCGGTTTTCTTACAAGAGAGGAAGCAGCACAGAAATTTAACGTAGGTGTTGCAACCGTAACAGTATGGTATCAATTCGGAGCACTGGACGGATTTGCAATTGGAGGAGAGATCTTTATTGCAGCGAATGCGACACCGAATATCTCAAAATCCAAACAAATTGATTTACCATTGAGCGCTCTGAATCAATATATAACTAATTATTATAAGAAGGAGTGATGCGTTATGAATAGCAAACTGTCGGTGGTGTTCGCAACTTTAGCGAGTGTATGTTTTATTGGCGGACTTGTTGTTCTACGCGTGTAACTAACTATCTTATCGAAGGGGAGCTACTTATGGAGAGACTGGAACGAATCTTGACAATGTTAGACCAGGCTTTAGGGAATCGAAAGAAACGTCATATTGCGGGAGGGATTCTATTGTCGGTATCTATGTTATTTGGGGGATTAGCTTTCACGGTCATGACATTGAAACACGACGGTGAAGAGAAGGAGAACAAAGATGAAACGAGATTTATTGAGTAACTTATTGGCATTTGCAGTTGGAGCAGGCGTTGGTTCTGCGGTAACATATAAAGTAGTAAAAACAAAATACGATCAGTTGATTCAGGAAGAGATTGATTCTGTAAAAGAGGCATTCTCAAGACGTGATACTGATGAAGAAAAAGTGACAGAGCACGAGACTGAAGAGGAGCCAGAGGAAGAAGATCTCGAAACAGCTCAGAACGTCATTAATCAAAATGGTTATGTAACAGAATCAACAGAAAAGGAAGTAGAGGAGGAGGAAGAAGAGGATATGGACAAACCCTATGTGATTAGTCCGGATGAATTCGGGGAAAGTGATTATACATCCATTACGTTATGGTACTATACAGACGGTGTTGTATGTAACGATGCAGGTAAGATTGTAACAAACACCGAAGAGCTGATCGGTAAAGATTTCGCTGATCATTTCGGAGAATTTGAGGAGGACCCAGATGCCGTATACGTGAGAAATGACGATCAGAAGATTGATTACGAAATTCTCAAGGAGTATAGAGCATATCTGGAAAGTTAATACATGAGAAACGACTTGAGAGAAGACTATTTCGAATGGATTTATGATACCGTTTGTAGAGGTCGTTTCGCAAAAGAAAATAGTTATCGTGAACTTCTGACCTATCTTCATAGTGTGGAATACACGTGGATCTTATCGGATGACGTGAATCGTGCGGAAGATGGGGAAGAAGGATTACGATGGAGATTCGCGTATGAAAACCATATTCAAATCAGACACGAACTTGACGGCCCATGCAGTGTGCTAGAAATGATTCTTGCATTAGCATATAAATGTGAGGAGATTATGGACGATGCTGCTGTTGGAGATCGTACGGTTCAATGGTTCTGGAAAATGATTAACAATCTAGGACTGAGCGGTATGACAGATCGTCGGTTTGATTTATTATATGTGGAAGATACGGTGCAGCGGTTCTTGAATCGAGAATATGAGCCGGATGGACATGGCAGTTTATTTGTGATTCGGAACTGTAGATATGATTTGCGAGACGTAGAAACATGGACGTGTATGTTATGGTACTTGGATAGTATCACATAATCACAGGAGTTAAAGATGTTACAAAGAAAAAGAAAACAGAATAAAGGAATGGCTCCACAGTTTTTAAGTATTCTCGATACGGGATATTTAAGAGCTGTGGGCTTTTTTATGAAAGGAGGTCGTACGATGAATGTTGGACTTCATGACAATCTCCACAAAACAAACTAAGAGCGGAACAGAAATACTGCCAAAATGGATTTTAAAGAAATCAAAAGATCTGATGGTTCGAGGTCGGGATTTCTATGCGATCTGGGATGAAGAGCAAAAGCTATGGAGTACCGACGAAGATGATGTGACTCGTTTGGTGGATCGTGAGTTACAGAAATTTGTAAACGAAAATGACGATCGGATGGAAGGGAAAGTTACAGTTCGATATATGTGGGATTCAGATAGTATGTCGATGGATAAATTCCACAAGTATTGTCAGAAGCAGATGCGAGATAACTACCATGAGTTGGATGAGGAATTGATATTTGCAAACACGGAATTAACACGTGAGAGTTATGCGAGTAAACGGCTATCATATCCTCTGGAAAAAGGAAGTATTGAAGCTTTCGACAAGATCATTGGTACCTTGTATGACGAAGAGGAGCGACACAAGATTGAATGGGCGATTGGTTCGATTGTGTCTGGCGATTCGAAATGGATTCAGAAGTTCATGGTGTTGTATGGTGCTGCTGGTACGGGTAAATCAACCATTCTCAATATTATCCAGGAATTGTTCAAAGGATATTATTGTACGTTTGATGCAAAAGCACTGGGTCAGGCGAACAATGTATTTGCTTTGGAATCCTTTAAGACGAATCCGTTAGTAGCGATTCAGCATGACGGCGACTTATCCAGGATCGAAGATAATACTCGTCTGAATTCATTGGTTTCTCACGAGACCATGAGCGTAAATGAGAAATTCAAAGGATTATATGAGACACGATTCAAATGTTTCTTATTTATGGGTACAAACAGACCGGTTAAAATTACAGACGGGAAATCAGGTTTATTAAGACGATTGATTGATGTGACTCCGTCTGGTAGAAAGCTGAGCGCGAAAGAATATCACCGTCTGACGAAACAAGTGAAATTCGAGCTCGGAGCGATTGCATATCATTGTTTGGAAGTCTATCGAGAAGATCCAGAATACTATGATGATTATATTCCGAAGAATATGATGTCTGCTTCGAATGATTTCTATAACTTCGTATGTGACAGTTATACGATCTTTCGGAAGCAGGATGGAACAACTCTGAAAGCAGCTTGGGAAATGTATAAGCAGTACGTGGAAGAAGCGAAAGTATTTAGTCCATTCTCGAAACGTGTATTTAAGGAAGAGTTAAAGAACTATTTCTGGAATTATGAGGACCGTGTAGATCAGGAAGACGGTTCGAAGTTACTGAGCTATTATAGTGGATTCCGTACGGATATTTTCGAGGAAGAAATGGGTGGTCGTAGTTCTGAGAAAAAAGAAGAACCAGACGTGCAGCTGATTGACTTTCAGGAACAGGAATCTATATTTGATCAGGAATGTGCAGATTGTCCAGCGCAGTATGCAACAATGGAAGATTCTGAGAAACCATTGAGTAAATGGGAAAACGTGAAGACAAAATTATCAGAGATTGACACGTCGAAAGTCCATTATGTTCGAGTTCCAGAGAACCATATTGTAATTGATTTCGATATTAAAGATTCAGAGGGAAACAAATGCTTCGAGAAAAACTTAATGGAAGCAAGTAGATGGCCGGCAACATATGCAGAAGTAAGTAAAGGTGGTAACGGCATTCATCTGCATTATATTTATACCGGCGAAGATCCGTCACAGTTAAGTCGGATTTATGATGAGGACATTGAGGTCAAGGTATTTACCGGAAACAGTTCGTTACGGAGACGATTATCGAAGTGTAATAATCTTCCGATCGCAACGATTAGTTCCGGGTTACCGTTGAAAGGAGGCAAATCCACAGTGATGAATTTTGATGGTATTAAGAATGAGAAGATGCTGAGGTCCATTCTTAAACGCCATATTAACAAAGAGATCATGGGTAATACGAAACCGAGTATTGACATGATCTATAAAACCTTAGAGGAAGCTTATGAAAGTGGACTCGGCTATGATGTCAGTGATATGCGGAATGCAGTTTATACATTGGCAGCTAGTAGTAGTAATCAGGCAGAGACTTGTTTGAAGATGGTGGCTCAAATGAAGTTCAAGTCTGAAGAAGCGAGTGAAACGGTTGCAGATGAGGAAGAGGAATCATTGGTATTTTATGATTGTGAAGTATTCAGCAATTTGTTCCTCGTATGCTATAAATTCGCTGGGGAAGACAAGCCAGTTGTGGCATTGGTAAATCCGAAACCGCATGAGATCGAGAATCTGGTCCGGTTTAAGTTAGTAGACTTTAATGGACGGAAATATGATCGTCATTTGTTGTACGCATGCATGATGGGTTATACGACTGAAGAGCTTTATAACTTATCGCAGAGGATTATCAATGCGCAGAAAGGACAGAGAAATAATGGTCTTTTCGGTGAAGCGTATAATCTTGGTTATACAGACGTTTATGATTTCGCAGCGAAGAAGCAGAGTTTGAAAAAATGGGAAATTGAGCTCGGTATTGGACATAAAGAGTTAGGTCTACCATGGGATGAGCCAGCTCCAGAAGAGTTATGGGATGAAGTAATTAAATACTGTAAGTGGGATGTAATCGCTACAGAAAAGGTATTTAACCATTTACAAGGTGATTTCACAGCTAGAAAGATTCTCGCGTCATTAGCTGGTGGGACAGTAAATGATACAACAAACTCGTTAACCACAAAGATTATTTTTGGTAAGGAACGTAACCCTAGACTTGTTTACACTAACTTGGCTACAGGTGAACAGGAAGGGCTGGCTATTGACGAAAGACCTACTAATAATGTAATCAATGCATTTCCAGGGTATCGCTTCATTGAATTCGGGGATGATAAAAAATCTCATAATATGTACCGCGGAACTGATCTTGGATTTGGTGGATATATCATCTCAAATCCAGGGGTTTATGGAAATGTAGCGTTACTGGATATCGCTTCGTTACATCCTCATTCTGCTATTGCGATGAAATGTTTCGGAGAATATACACAGCATTTCAAGGATCTGTTAGATGCACGTATTGCGATCAAACACGGAGATTATGAAACTGCTAGAACGATGTTGGGTGGCAAATTAGCTCCGTTCCTGGATGATGAGAGTCAGGCTGGAGATTTGGCTCAGGCGCTTAAAATCGCAATTAACAGTGTATACGGTTTGACTTCAGCGAAGTTCGATAACCCATTCCGAGATATTCGTAATAAGAATAACATCGTAGCCCTGCGTGGAAGCTTATTTATGAGAACACTTCAGGATGAGGTTGAGAGCAGAGGATTCAAGATCGTGGCAATTAAGACAGACTCTATCAAGATAGCGGATGCAACGAAAGAGATTATTGATTTCTGTATGGAATTCGCTAAAAAATATTCCTACACATTCGAGTTTGAAAGCTTTTACGATCGTATCTGTCAGATTAACGATGCTGATTATATCGCTAGGTATAAAGATGCGAAGTATTGTGAAGAAACGTTTGATTTCGTACCTAAAGATAATAAGAAGCACGAGGGCCAGTGGACAGCTACGGGTAAACAGTTCGCCATCCCATATGTATTTAAAACTCTGTTCAGTAAAGAGCCAATCGAGTTTAAGGATATGTGTGAGACATTCCAGGTAAAAACGGCTTTATATTTGGATATGAATGAGAAATTACCAGACGTATCTGAATATGAAAAAGAATTTGAGAAAACTGAGAATAAATACAAGAAGGGCAAAATATCTGACACAACCTTTGAGGCTACTTGCAAAGAACTGAATGATAAAATCGCAGAAGGCCATGAGTATCGATTCATTGGAAAAGTCGGACAGTTTACACCAGTTAAACCTGGTAAAGGTGGAGGAATACTTGTAAGAAAACAGGGTGAGAAATACTACGCTGCTGCTGGATCAACTGGTTATCGTTGGCTTGAGTCAGAAATGATGAGTGCCCCAGGTAACGAAGAAAACATTGATACATCTTTCTATCGTAGTTTAGTGGATAAGATGCTGGATGAAATAGCGAAATATGGTGATCCAGAATGGTTTGTATCCGATGACCCTTATATTCCAGCAGAGAAACCGAAAGACAATATGGAAGACTTCATGAATATTCCAGTAGATGTGGACGAAGAAGTTCCATTTGACGAAGATCCTGAAGATTTACCATTCTATTAAGAAAGGCGACCCGAAATGTCAAACCTCACAACCCAAGAGTACATAGATTTCTTACAGCGATTCATTCTCGTGCATTCTTATATTTATTACGAGTTAAACAATAATATCATCAGTGATAAATACTACGATGAAAAGTCAAAAGAATTAGTGCAACTAAAGAATCAATATCCGGACAAATGGAAATCAAGTATGTATTACGAACAATTTAAAGATGACTATAACGGTGCGACGGGTTTTACTCTGTTCTACGATTTACCAAAATCAGAGCAGGAGAAGATCCGTCGTATTTCTTTAGCTGTTTTACGGTCTTAAACTAGTCTCGCGAAATAAACATACTCCTTTATAGAAAATACTATTTAGGAGGTAATGATTTATGAATTTAGCAACAAAAATGCAGGACAAATTGAATGAGGTATATTGGGAGAACTTTGACTCAGATAGCAAACTTAAGAAAGCAAAAGCGAATTTAGCAGCTTTCACTTGTGGAGCTATCGACGGAGCGGTAATTATGTATCCATTCGTATTAGCAGCATTATGCTATGCAAATTGGAAAACTCGTAAAAAGTAATTCCAACGGAGAGGGCTTATGTCAAAACGACTTAGGCTCTCTTTGTTTCGTCCAGTTCACTCAGGAAAGGAGGCGGTGTCCTTGATTGTATTTACCCCAGTCAACCGACGTAACTAAACTAAACAAACTACATAAAAATTTTGCACACGTTTATCCAAAGGAGATTAATATTATGGAAATCACATTTGCACCAAGATCAGTATTAGAAATCAACGACGCTAGAATCATCTTCAGAAACTTCAAAGGACTTGGAGATAAATACAATCGTGAAGGGGATCGTAACTTTGCATTAATCATTACAGGCGGTATGCTGGACGATGGTCGTGAAAAGAGAGAAGTCACAGCAGAAGAAATGGCAGATGCTCTGATGAATGACATCAACCGTCTCGGAGTAGGCTGGAATGTCAAAATCAAAGCACCACGGGAAGAAGGAGATGAGCCGTTTATCTATCTTCCAGTCAAAGTGAAATTCAATGAGCGTGGACCAAAAGTGTATCTGAAATCTGGACGTAATACACTTCCATTAACTGAAGAGACAGTAGGAATGCTGGATGACATTGATATCGTGAGTGTGGATCTGGATATCCGGCCATATGACGATGAAATGCAGGGAAGAGCATTCCGTTCTGCATATTTACAGTCTATCTGGGTAACACAGGAAGTGGATCGTTTCGCTGCTCGGTTTGCAGAAGAAGAGAGTCCGGAAGAGTAAGAATGATATTTAGGAGGAAATAAGCAATGGCAAATTTAAAAGGAACAGGAGCACCTGCTAGAACAATGCAGGCAGCAATTGGAGATATTTATACAGATGAGACAACCGGTAACCGCTACAAATGTGTTTTTGCTTATCGTGATGACGAGAGTAAGAATTATGATTGTCAGTGGAGTGGATTAAAGAACGATAAGAAAGTTGAGATTAAAATGGAGCCGGTTAAGGAAGAAGCAAAAGCTGAGGAACCGGTAAAAACTGTAGGGACTGAAGTTAAGGAAGAACCGCAGGAAGCAAAAGAACAGGAACCTGAACAGCCGGCAAAACCATCTAATACTTCAAGTCGTAAGAACTACACAAATTACAGCAAACCGAGCAATAAATAATTCGCGAATAAAACACACTCCTTTATGGATAGCATGAAAACTATTGATATTTAAAAAGGAGGATTTAATCATGAACGAAAAGTATGACATTATTCTGAACACAAAGAATCTTAGAAAGGTAGCTTTTGCTGTGGGATTTGGGTTCGCTATGGGAAAGAAAGTGGCTGGATATGCTGGGGTATTTATAGACGGCGCAATCACAGGCACAACACGACTTTTAGCCAAACACGGAAATTCAACGGCACAAGATATTTGTGATAAGGTTGGCGTTAAGTATGATAAAGGTCACACGAAAGATGAAAATGAAGTCCAAAACAAAACACCAATTGGATTTCATGCATAATAGACAGGAGAGTCTTGGCTATATTTAGCTGAGGCTCTTTTGTTTTCTAGTGTAACTGGGAATACCTGAGCGAGTAATGAAGGTTTGCCTGGGAAGACAACACAAGAGAACTGGGCGTTGCGACGTGGCTAAACCACCAAATAGTGCAGGGGAGTTGTCGTGTGGAGGGTTGGTTGCTCTTCACGAATTTATATTTTAAGGAGTTGTTCTATCATGAAAAGAACACAAGATTACGTAAATCTAGTAGAGAAACATCGTAAAGAAATTGAAGCATTTCCTATTGCTTATGCGTTTGACGAAAAACAATTGAAAGAAGCATTGGAAAAATTAGGAGCAAAAGACGTTTCTGAATGTGTAACTATTTCTGGTATTGGCGATATTGTGTTGAAGAAAGACGCTCCAAGATATATTCAAATGTTGAAAGATCAGCATAAAGAAACATTAGAAGCATTGAAAGACAAAGATTTCGCGGTAGCAGCATTCCGTTATGAGATGGATAATCACGAGTATGCGATTAACTATGATGGTGACGGAGACGTATTAGGCTGCTTCGGAATGGAAATGGAAGACCTGATTAACATGGGTCTTGAAGATGAATACCTGATCGCACGTAAAGGTCATATGGATTATATGCGTGAATTGGGTGTGATCTGAAAGAAGGGAGATAATTTATGAGTTTATTAGAATGGGCAAAGCGAGAGGTGGAAATCGCTTGTAAGAGAGAAAATTCAGAGAGGAAAGATGGAGACGAGCCTGGATGTTGGACTGAAATTTCTAAAGAAGAATATGAGGAGCGCAAGGCTGAGAAGATTAGATAGAGGTGATCTCGATGAACGAACAAGTTCGAATCGAAGAAAAAGCGCATTTTTACACTGAAAAGAAAGACATCGTGAACTGGTACGCGAAAGACAAGAAAATGCGAGGATACCAGGTCAAAATAGAATCGGCTTATCCGAAAGGTTGGGTCGTTTCGTCTTATAAATGGTTTGATATTAGTGAATAAAAAGGAGACTGATCCACCATGAGACAAAACGATTGGTATAAATGTAAGTTGACAGATTATATTTACGAGAAGTATCCAGAACATGCCGACAAATCTGAATGGTTCGTGAATCCTGCGCCTAATCAATTCAAAGGATATTTTCCGGAATTGAGAAAACTCATTACATTTACTTGTGATGACGACGGACAAATTACAGAAGAAACTCAACTATTAACAAAAGATCTAGTAGACTTGTTTCACGAAATTGTAGCTGGTTGTAGTAGAGGTATGGATGCAGTATACGAAGATTACGTTTTATATTTAATCGGTCAAGAAGGATTTGATATGTTACGAGAAAACCATATTTTAGAGTCTTGTGGATCAATTGGCGATAGAAACTTATATACAGTGAAAGGAGGAACCTATGGCGATTGATTTAACTTGTTATCATTGTAATCATCTGGATGTAGCGTTCGCTTATTATGACGAAGACAATAATGAAGTAAAGTCATACGAGTGTGAATTAGAGCATCCCGACATCGATGAAGATAGTGATATTTGCGAAGACTTCGTTCCATGCTCGATGACAAACAATCTCTATGTACGTGGGGTAATTGATATGCCGTTGGAAACCTGGTTAGAAAAATCCAAACCGTGTTATCATCTGGCATTGCTACGACGGTTAAAGCACGACTGTATGGAATATCTCACGACGAAGAAAAGAGATTCCAGTCATTTCTGGGCAGATACGAAAGAAGAACAGATCAAGGCGATGGAAACCATTTGGAATCGTCTACCGGTAAAAGAAAAACCGGACTGGTTAACCATCGACGATATTGTTACGTTTAAGGTAGCATTGGGCGTGTGATATTTCGCGAGATTAACACATGCTGTTATGGAAACTATAAGGTGGGTAAGTAAGAAAGGAGTAACAAAATGGAAGTTAAGAATGGAGAAAAGACTTGGAATGTGCCTGGTTGGGTGTTAGTAACAACCTTAACAACGGCGCTGGTAACAGTCGGTGGAATCGTAACTGACATTTGTAAAGTAAGAATTGCAAACCATAAGTAGTTTGAAGTTAGGGGATCTAAATTATTAGGTCCTCTTTCTTTTATATTTATTGTAACTACAAGAAAAGAAAGGTAAAGACCAATGACACCAGATATGAAAAAAGAATATTCGGACCGATTCGACACCTTACGAAAAAATAGAGTAGAGGTAAGCTATCACAAATACGGCCCTGCGAAAACAAACTTCGGAGATAAGTTAGTGGATGCGTTGAAATCTCATGATTTATGTGTCGAGAAATACAAGGAAACAGGAAACACGGAATATTTGCTCGATGCTGCGAATTACTTAATGTTTGAGTTCATGTATCCGCAGCGGAAAGGAGTATATTTCAAAGCAACGGATAGTAATGAATCTGCAGGTACCGTTGGAGAAGCGATCGGAAAGTGGGGATTATAAAGGAGCTGTTTCGTCATGCAAGATTGGATCTTAACACGAGAACCGAAGTTCCGTTATATGTTATTAGACCGACTAACACAAGAATGTGGCTACTATATACGAATCAAGGGTGGTGCAGATTGTCTCTGGGCAGGAGATGAGAAGAAACAGATTCAAGCGATGATTGATATTTGGAACAGCTTTCCGAATGAAGACAAACCGGAATGGCTGACGATGGAACAGATTAAGGATTACGCCCGAATGATGGGTGTGACAATGAAAGGAGAGTAACTATGAACGAAATGCGAACAGAGAATTGGATGGGCTACGATATTAGATTCGTACAGGTCAATGATGAATGGTGGGCTATTCTGAAAGATATTTGCGATGCTTTACATTTAAGAACAAAAGACGTATCTCAGAGATTAGACCCAAGTATGATGCTAAGAGTACAGGTAGAAGGCGAACGCAACAGACCTGCAGTATATAAATATTACGAGGACGGTTTAAACGACATCGTAAAAAGTAGAAATACTTATTGGATGCTTGCCGTTAATGAAAACGGTATCTATGAAGCTTTATTCGCTAGTAGACGACTCGAAGCTCGCAAGTTCAGAATGTGGACAAGTGACGTATTAAAGAAACTGCGTAAACGTATCGGTCTGGAACAGTATGAAGTTATGCGTATGACGGAACCAGAAATTCAGGAAGATATTGATCATATGTTAGATGATATTTTCTACGATGAGGAAACGGGTATGTTAATGGAGAGTTATACAGTTGCGGGCGGCGACGTTGAACAAAGACCATTCGAAGGGTAGAAAGGAGAAAACGATGCTTAAATATGATCGTGCGTTATTAAAGAAAACGAGAGAAGATGCTGGGTTTACACAAACTGAATTGGCGGTTCGGGTTGGTGTTAAATCGAGTTCAGTAAAAGATTGGGAAGTAGGTAAATGTATGCCGAACGCTGAACGTTTAGGTCTTTTAGCTTCAGTTTTAAAAGTACCTCTGGATACCTTTTATCGTAAGACTTTGTAGGAGGTATGCAATGATTAAAATGACTCGAAGTTTGCGATATTGATTATTTATAAATCATCCTGATATTTTACCGTTGGTTCTATTTGGTCAGGTGGAGTTATTCACGGATGAGATGCAGGCTGAATATCTGGGGCGGTGTAAAACGGACGAAGGAAAGCCGTATTTCAAGGTGGAAGTAAATATAAAGGAGAATAATATGAAAAATTCAATTGTAACCTGGAATGATATTTATGAAGAATTCTTATCTTCTACAGGGATTGATCGAGAGTTCATATCTGACTACAGACCTTGTGAGCAGCCATATTTCGGTGTAAGGATTCCGATGGCTATTCTCGTATGGCTTAAAGACGGAGGTCAGCTTATCTATATGAAGAAAGGAGACTAAAATGGCTTGGAGTGTTGAAGTAGAAAGTAAATTAAGACCTTGCTATATTCTTAATAAAAACGAAAAGAAGAAAGGTTTGTTTCATGGTTGGTTTAATGTCAGTGACGTTGTTGGAGCTTCACCAATGAACGGAGGACATCCAGGAGGTACTGTATCTTATCCGATCGGGATTGTGGAGCTTGAAGATGGTAAAATTGTTGAAGTAGATCCGATAAGAATCATTTTTGCTGACAATCCTATGAGCAAATATGCATGGGCATGGGATGAAGAGAAAGGAGAATGACTTATGAAACATCGTAGTTTCTTAGGATTGATATTTGATCTAATTATGGTGTTTGTTACTGGTGGATTATGGTTGATCTGGCTGTTGATTCGTTATTTGAGACAAAGTTAAGGAGAATAGTATGTTCGAAGAAATCTACAGATTTATATTTAAGCTTAGATTAGGAATAAAATTAATGTCTGATACTGACTTTGCCAGATTACTTGACAGTTGCGATTATCAGCAGAAAATCTATGCATTATATTTCAGATATTGTTAAGGGCCTGTCTGCGGATGGGCTCTTATTGTTTATTAAGAAAGGAGAATGACTTATGAAATCATTAGCAGACACTTTATTGGTAAGTATTAATGCATCTACTAACGGTGATGAAACAGTCTTACTGGTTGGACGAAAAAGACTGAATGAATCCGTAGAAATCGTGAATGCATTCCAAGGAAAAGACGCTATGGATTTATACAAGCAGTTAATTACGGTAAAGAAAGGAGAATAACGTGTTTCACAAGATATTTAAAAGAAAATCAAAGCAAATGACACACTGTTACTGTCCGAGATGCAACAACGAACTTGTATCTAGTAATAGTTTTGTAGAAGATCAAGACGGCATCGTAAAGTACCGGTGTAGTAAATGTGGAGAAATAACATTTTGGGATTTTATCCACTATCCAGTTCCTATGTTACGGACTTGCGGTGACTGCCATTTTCTAATTGACGATGGAATGGCTAAACCAGAGTGTCCTATGAAAGCATGCGGTCCAGATACACAGAAATTGTTTCTTTATAAAGGAACCTACTGTGACTATTGTATGGGAGCAAAACCGTTCGTTCTTGGTGATACAAACGACAAAGGAATTGTCATTCAATATCCGAACAAATTGATGGCATATGGCTATGACGTTCACGGATCTGGTAGTAATGGATTATCTGTGAAAATCAAATACTGTCCGATGTGCGGCAGAGAATTGGAGTAAACTTATGGATCGAGATTTTAATATTGGTGATCGTATTGTTTGTACGTCTACAGGGGTAGTTGGTAAATGCTTAAAGTTCTACGTACCGACTGCTTGTGCGGAACAGACTATGGTATTGACAGATGATGGAAGACGATATCATGCACCAACAAGTGAATGGACACTCGCTGCAAAAATTCAACCTAGAGGTTTCGAAGGGGAAGAGACTAAAAACATGGATATTTTAGAGGTTGGCGATATTCAGTTAAACGAGTTTCAGAAGGCATTTTTATGTGCGGTTTATGAAGCTCATAAAAAGAAAGGAGATATCAAATGACTTGTGTTGAACATGCTTTAGAGAATGCAATTATGGCGGTGAAAGCCGGAACTGGATTTGAGGAGTGGAAAGCGAAAGATCCGAATCTGGATTCCATTCAAGCGACTGCGGATGAGATCTGGACGCTAGCGGTATACGTGGATTTCAATTATCGTGACGGGAGGTGATCAGGATGACTAGAAGTGAAGCGATGTTGTGGGAAGACTATATGAAACTACGACACGCGAAAGTTGGAGAGACGGTAACTTTGAGTACGGGTGAAGAGATCACGAAAGCTGTTTCCACGGACGATGCTATTGATATTCATAGAAGCAAACCGTCGAAGTGGAGTAACTTAGATACTTATGATGGAACGTACGTGTAAAGGAGGTAAGGTTATGGCACGAATGCCTAAATGCGATGAATGTAGGTATGGTTGGGAAGGAATGTGTACTTTGTTAAGTAGACCGCATGACTTTTCCTGTTGGAAATCAATGACGGATGCACAAAGAATGGAACGAGCAATACGTCCTCATCAGAAACTAGTCGGTGATATTTCAACCGGTTATAGTTTCGTTAATCCATTAGAAGCGACTAAGAATAGAAAGGAGTATAACAAAATGTACAAACCAAAAACAAACAAACAGAAAGCACTGGAGAAGATCAAGAAAGTTATATTTAACGATCCTTATACGATTGTACTCTGGTCCAATGGAACAAAGACTATTGTGAAGGCAGAGGATGAAGCATACGATCCGGAGAAAGGTCTGGCAATGGCGATTTCGAAATATTTCTTCAATAATCAGGGTTATTACTATGATGTATTTAAAAAATGGCTGCCGGAAGAAGAGAAACCTACATTTTGTAATTTGGCTATTAATACTAGAAATAAATTCATCAATGGCTTACAGGATATATCTAAGAATCTTAAAAAGCAGCTTGGGTTAACGCCGGTCATTGTGGGAAGTAAGGACGCAATTACCGAGCCAACCATGTTAACTTCCAAAGAACTCGCTGAAATAAAGCATCTAACAAAAGAAACCATTCAGAAACGGTGCCGAGAAGGTAAGTATCCTGGAGCTAAGAAAGTAGGTAACAAGTGGATGATTCCGTGGACTGAGGAGGTAATGACCAAATGATATTTAAAATAACGGTAGTAGTAGCTGTTGTTTATCTGTTGCTTCGTGGAGCTATGAAAACTTATGTGAATGGGCTTAGTGATGGAGGCAAAATAAGACTTAGTTTTGGCTGGAACCATTACAGACAATCAGAGCAATGGGCATTTGCTATTATTGGTCTTCTGAGAATTCTGATGTATCTGTTACTGGGAATCGACGCTATTTATTTTGTGTTCACGCGATTCTAACACTTCCTTTTATGAGAAAAGAAAGGAGTGTTATTTATGGTAGATTATGAGTATTTATTTTCTATGAACTTACACGCAAAATTAAAGGAGAAAATTATTGGGAAGATATTCGTAACGGTTAAGCTCAATGATACCTTATATGTAAAGATTGAGACATTTGAAGGTCTTACGTATGACGTATCTGTGCATAACTTTTCAGAACGATTTCTTAATGGATATTCTACGGACTATGTAGCGGATGAGATTGTTAAAGAATATAAGAAATTCATAACAAAAAAAATATTACATAAGTACATAAAGTAAAAGCAAGAGAGGTTTGAGTGAAAACTTAGGCTTCTCTTTTCTATTTGGGAAAGGAGGCTAACTAAATGCTATACGATTATAAAGAAGTATATTTCAATGAGTATTGTGAGACTTGCAAATACAAAGATCTCAAAGAATCAGAAGAACCGTGTAATGAATGTTTAACCAACCCAGTGAATGAGCATTCTCACAAACCAGTAAAATATGAGGAGGCAACAAAATGACAAATAAAGAATGGTCAAAAGAATTCGCAATTCGGTTACATGACCTGATGAAACTCCGTGGAATGACACAACGGGATTTGGCAGATGCGTTAGATGTACATAGTGTAACAATTAGTAATTATCTGTATCGTAAGTATATTCCATCGGCAACTCGTATTTTGCAGCTCGCGAATATACTTCGTGTGAGTGTGGATTATTTGGTAGATTTTGATCGAGTTGGGAGGAGGAAATGATTACTTGTATATGCGTTAGTATTTTGACCGGAATCATGTATCTTATATGTGGAGTGATTTTGGTTTTATTATGGACCGTACCACTCGTGCTGGCTGCTGCGGTTTACGGTATCTATTATTTTTGTAAGTGGGTTATAAAACATATTTGGAGATAGAACTAGGAGGAATAACAATGTCAACACACGACTTAATAGGTTTAATCATTTTAATCATCATTTCATATTTATGTGTGCATTCCGTAATTGATCGCATTTGTAAATGCGTCGAAAATTGTACCTATGCGAAATGCGGAAGAATGACGCTGGAGAAGACAACACAAGAGAAAAAGAAAGCTGAGGAATTAACAGAGAGTGAGTGATAAAGAGTTGAAACGTAATGGGGAGGGATATATAGACCCAACCGCATACATTGCTATGAAACATGTAGAAGACGAATCCGTACGCTTCCAGAAACTGCTTGATACCATCTTTAATATTTGTGAGTTATCAGGGTTTCATATTGAAGGAAGAATTACGATCCGTTCCAAGAAAACTGGACGTGTTTGGAAGTAGAAAGGAGATTGATATTTATGGGCAGGGCAGAAATTCGAAGGGAGCAGCGGGAAGAAAAGAAAGCAAATACCGCGACATATAATTTAACGAAAGCACAGTTGGATGCTTTGGTAAATGAACAGATTGGTGAGCGGCTTGTAAAAATGAAAACACGAGCAACATACGATGCGGTAAATACAGCGATGGTCTTGATGCTGACCTTGCCGTTGGAAGTGCTAATGGATCATTACTGGACTGAAAATTACGAGCAGCTTATTCCGGAATTTACTGCCTATGTTCTGGAATATTATCAGAAATGGCAGGACGGAGAACTGGACATGGATAAGATGAAGGAAGATCTGTGGGAATATGCAGGATTTCGACTAGAGGAATCAGAGGGATAAAATGGCAAGATCAAATAAATACACACATGAAGGACGGTTTAAGGAAAAGGCTTTTCATGTATCGAGAGCTGCGGAGTATCATCGAATCGAGCACTCACCAGTAACGAAAGATAGCATGAAATCCTATCGACATAAACCGTATACGAATGACTACAGGAGGGATGACGATGAATAAGAATGATATTTGCAAGTGGAGTGTTGAGTCCGTATGATACAGGGGAAAACGGAGACTGACTTCCTTTACCCACATCAGGCGCAAGCAGTGGATCGTATGTTTACGGGTTGCATTTTAAACGGAGGAACTGGTAGTGGAAAAAGTAGAACATCGCTCTATTACTATTTCTCACAAAATGGTGGATATCTTGGTTATAAGAAGTACGTCCCAATGCGAAAAAATCCACCAGACTTATACATCATAACGACTGCAAAGAAAAAACACGACTTAGAATGGGAAGAAGAGTTAATACCGTTTCATTTATATCCTGATCCAGAGACTAGTCGAACAGAGTACTACGGGAATAAAGTTGTGATTGATAGTTGGCAATGTATCAAAAAGTATGCGGATGTTAAAAATGCGTTCTTTATATTTGATGAGGACAAATTAACTGGTAAAGGTGCTTGGTGCAAAGCATTTCTTAAGATTGCGAAGTATAACGATTGGGTTATATTATCAGCCAGTCCAGGAGATGTCTGGCAGGATTACGAAACTGTATTTGTAGCAAATGGTTTCTTTTGTAATCGTACCGAGTTTCGAAATGAGCATCTTATCTATTCGAGATGGTCCAAGTTTCCGCAGGTTACCGGTTACCGTGGTGAAACCCGCCTGATTCGTTTGAGAGATCGTATATTGATAGATATGGATTTCGATAGGCATACGGTTCAACATCACGAAGATATTTGGGTTGACTATAATAAACCATTTTACAGAGAAGTAATGAAAACTCGATTTGATCCATTTAAACAGGAGCCTATATCCCAAGCTTCTGGTCTTTGCTATGTTCTCAGAAAAGTAGTCAACATGGATGAATCGAGACAGGTAAAAGTGTTGGAATTGTTTGAGCAACATCCAAGGATGATTATATTTTACTCGTTTGATTACGAGCGGGATATTCTGAAGAGTTTGGCATACGGAGACGATGTTGCAGTTGCCGAATATTCTGGTCATGCTCATGAAGCAATTCCAGAAAGTGATCGTTGGGTATATTTAGTGAACTATTTAAGTGGAGCGGAAGGTTTTAATTGCATCAAGACAAATTGCATCGTGTTTTATTCACAGACCTATAGCTATAAAACATTATTGCAGGCTTGCGGGCGAATTGACCGGTTGAATTCTCCGTATACTGACCTGTTCTATTATCATCTAAAGAGCAGGAGTAACATTGACCTAGCAATCTCACGGGTATTGTCGCAGAAGAAAAAATTTAATGAAAGGAAGTTTGCAAATTGGGATTGATATTTACAAAGGAGGTAAAAACAAATGATAAATCAGGAAAAGACATTTTTCAAAGCATGTTACCGGTTAACGTGTATTAGTATGTGGACCGTTAGGGAAGTAGTAGAGTTGCTGGTGGATACGATTCCGAGAGATGATTGCTGGAGCTATCTGAGAAAGTGGAAGAAACTCGGATTCTATAATTACGGTTCTTCGATTGATCTTGGGCGGATTGATACACATAAAGTAACAGACGAATATAAGGAGGCAATTCTTGAAGTATACTAATGTGGTTTACGACAAAGAAACGGGTCGAGTGATCTTGTATGAGTCGAACGGTAAATGGACAATACCAGAAGGATGTAAATTAGCTCATTTCGAGAATGGTGTGGAGCCAATTCTGGAAGAAGATGAAGACGGCCGTTTATATTTGGTTCCGAACGCAATTCTTGTGACAGATTATTAGAAAGAGGTGATGTGGATGGGTTGGGTAAAAGTAAGCAAGCGTCTACCAGAAGAACCAGGTGTTTATCTGACTTGCGATGAGAAAGGAAATCTACATGTCTTCTATTATATTTCGTGGCAGACTTATCCGTTTAACATCGGTCCAAAAGATCCGAAATACTATCCTCCGAAATGGTGGATGGAAGGATTAAAATTGCCCGAGGAGATTATTCATAAAAACTAAACCAATAAGGACGTGACTTCCATGAGAAACGTAACGGTTTTACAGATGTTAGAAGCTGGTAAGATTGATGAATTGAAGGTTGAATTACGCGACGAGATTTATAAAGATTCTATTAAATTTAAACCAGATGCGAAAAAGCGTTATGCTGCGATGAAGAAGTATTTCTATTATCATATGTCTGAGCGTGAATGTTTAAAGAAACCTTGTAAGATTCTATTTGAGGGAAAACCTTACACTTCATTTACGAATGCATGGTCTCTGGTATTAACGACCGAAGATACTGGGGAAATAGAGATATTTGATAATGAAAATGGGAAATACCCGGAAGTTGGAAGACTCGTAAACTTTGATGGAATTAAGAGAAAAGTAGATTTGAATGCTGTGTTTGCAGAAGCGAAATGCAGAGGTTACAAATTAACAAAGAAAGAGGTGGGTCCCAGGATTCCGTTATGTAATGCGCTATGACGGCACGTATTACAAGATCGGTTTACTGGAATCCACTTTTGCTTTAATCGATGATGGAGAGCCGGCTATGGTGTATCACCCAGACGGTAAACGGCAACCGCTGACCATTCAAACAAGTATTGGTATCTGTGTGATTATGCCGGTTTATATAGAAAGTGATAGTGATGTAGATGCTGAGAGAATCATCGATGTAGAGTTGTAAAAAGGAGAATTGTATGAGTAACGAAACACCAAATTATACGCAACGAGAGATTAATCAGTTGTTCGCTAAATATTTATTATCGACTGAACTGGCTATACCTATTGACTTAGACGATAGAATAGCTATAGATCATATCGCATGCGATGATTATATTTTTAGCGGTATAGCTACACGTTTAGAAAAAGATTTCCATAAGTGCGAACGATGTAGATATTTCAAGCGATTTCAATATATGGCTTATCCATACTGTACTCTTTTACGTAAATCAGTTCTTGCGGACAATGATGCGTGTAAGAGTTTTGAAGATCCATCCTATGAATAGTACGCGAGAAAAACACGTGCTGTTATGAGAAAGGAGGTATTTAAAATGAAAGAGATGTTTAAGAAAAGCTTTGGACTTATGATGGGATTCTATGCGGCAAATTTAGTCGTTAGAGTTCTGAATGAGTTAGCTAAAAACAAAAATGAAGAAACTTCTAAGAAAGAAGAGGCTCAGGCGTAATGCTTGGGCTCTTTCTTTTATATTTGTGTTTGAAGAAACTGAGAGCACTTGAGTAATAACGAAGAGAAAGGAGATCGAATATGGTAGTAATCGAAGGGTTTAAAATGCCAGAATCATGTGCGGATTGTCCGTTAAGACTTCACGTAGTCGGCGCTTGTTTTGGAACTTATGCATGTGCATTTCATAAGCAATGGGTGGGTGATTTATTTTTTAGTTAGACATGATATGTGTCCACTAAAAGAAGTGAAGGAGAAAGGAGACTGATTCTAAATGAAATCCGAAAAGTGGTATCAACGAAGACTAGCTAAATATTTTACTGAGAATTTTGAGCCATACGAAGATATTGCCGAATTCTGGAATGACCCAGCGGAGAATTGTTGGCTGTTTGATATTCCAGAGTTAGGTCAGAAAATTGAGTTGCTTTGTCGAGATAACGGTAAGGTGGAAGAGACTCGGTATCCGATATTAAAGTAGATTGATATTTTGGAGAGTCTTGATCGATTGTGGTCGAGGCTCTTTTCTATTTGAACTTTGTGAGAATGGCTGAGTGCAAGCGAAAAAGAAAGGAGAATTATATGGCAGATTTAAAGACACCGTTACATATTAATATGCCTGAGAAAAAGATAGCTGATTATGACAGGGATATAAAAATGTTCGATCAGGATGATAGCAGTGGCACGATGATTAATCAAATACTAATGCAGTGTAATGAAACAGAAGAAGCATTTATATTTTCATACATCAAACCATTCGTCGATTCTATATCCGAGATTGAGATTTCAAAAGAAGAATTAGTCGAAGCAATTCTGTTGAATCGACTAAAGAAAGAAGCTATTAAAAAATACGGTTATCATGTTCTTAGTAACGATTTGACTACAGCTACGGCACAGATGCAGTATTTGCGTGATGGTTATCGAAAAGGTTATGACGCCGGATATAACAGGGCAAGAGAAGAATGCATACAGTTTATGTCACAGGATTTAAAGGAGAATAGTAGATGATTGAACTAAATATTGAAGATTATTGCCAAGAATGTCCAGAATTCGAAGCTTGTACTGATAAATTGTATGCTGGTAATCTCTCGATAAATATATTCGTTTATTGCGAACATAAAGATATTTGCGAACATATTCACGATCATTTATTAAAGAAATTAAAGGAGCAGAAGAATGGCAAAGAAGAAAATTAAGAGACTTAACAAAGAATGGTATGTGACGGATGAATACGGGCATACCGACAAGATGCTTGTTATTAAAGTTAACGAGTTGATTGGAATCATAAATCATCAGCAGGAAGTGATTGGTCAGTTAGAGCTGCTGTTGAAAAATAATGGTGCGAAAAGGAGGTGAGAGTCAGCGATGTATTGGACTTTAATAATAATCGGGTTAATTATTTTGGGAGTTATCTTTCTGCTTCTAGATGCTAACTATTGTAACGATATTCTATGCGGTATCGGTGCAATTATTATTGTTCTTGGTGTGATTGGATTGATATTCATTGTGGGATTAAGTATAAGTGCACGTTGTTTGGCTGATAAGCATATTCATGAGTCTGAATTAGCACGAGAATCTATTATAAAGCAGTTAGAAGCAGTAAACAGCGATTACGAGGACGTATCAAAAAGTAAAGTTATTCAGAGAGTATATGAGTGGAATCAAGATGTTTACGATGCGAAATATTGGGCGGATAGCAAATGGACCAATTGGCTATTTAGTAAGAAATACACAGATTCTTTAAAATATATAGAATTGGAGGATTAGATATTCATGGGATGGGGAATCCGCACACAGAGATGGTATCAGAAATGTTTATACATTGTGGATGAACATTTTCACGATAACAACTACAAAAAATTACATGGTAAACCAATGAAAAGGTGGGTTGGTTTAACAAAAGAAAAAGCGAAAAGGAGGAAGAGAAATGAAAGTAAAAAATCATATCTACTAGTGACGCAAACCTGTTAGAAAACATGGTTAATGCGTTTATTGCCGATAAAAAGGTAATTGATATTAAGTATCAGTCTATGCATATCACAACTACATACGGTATGGGAGGAGTACCTGCTGGCGGGTTAGTTAATGATCGAGCGCTTATCATGCATGAAGAATTGGAGGAAAAAGATGATTAAATTGGAAAAGTATCTGCTTGGTGATGCATGTGAAAAGTGTGGGAAACTATCACCGATTTGTGACAAATATTATGACCGTTCAGGAAATATCTGTATCGGTGTTGGTTGTTCACATAAACCAATCTGTAAAAATGCTTTAGAACTGGCTGAGAGAATTAAGGAGGAAAAGAAGAATGATTAAATTAGAAAATGTGGTATTAGCAAGTCCGGAACAGATGGAATTTGTTATAGAAGGTATGAGAAATCCGATGAACTCATGGGAGAAGAGTGATAGTGTAATTGGTTGCTATATGAGCGGTCACGATGAAGATCCGCATAGTTGTTATTGTTGTAGTGTACCTAAATACGAGGGTTGTAATTCTAATCCTGAATATTGTTTAGGTGAAAATGACCACTCTCTTATGCAGCGCCTCTCAAACGCGGGTACAGAGCATCGAAAGTATATGAGAATGATGCCGGTATATGTGAGGATTACAGCGCCGTTGTATTGGTGGAAAGAGTTTGATACATATAAGGTTGGAACCGTCGCGAACAGTTGTAGTACTATGCATAAGATTCAGGAGCATATTCTTACTCTTGAAGATTTTAGTTGTGAGCATTTATCAGTGCATTCATTACAGCTGCTGGACAACTATATAACAGAAATTAATAAAGCAATTTTATATTTCAGACAAGAAAAGGATAAAGACGACTGGTGGCAGATGATTCAACTTCTTCCGAGCAGTTATAACCAGACTCGTAATGTTATGCTGAATTATGAGGTGCTGGCGAACATTTACAGACAGCGGCATGGACATAAGCTGGACGAATGGCGAGAGGTTTGTAAGTGGATCGAAAGTCTTCCATATTCTGAGCTGATTACCGGAAATGGGGAAGCGACAAACTAAATTCGCTAAAAATACAACTCCTATTATGAAAGGAGGGTGAATAAAATGAATGGTTATAAAGACGTTGAAATTTTTCCAAATGGACCGATGATTATAAGCGGTGAAGAATCTATTAAAAACATTACAAATACATTGAATGATGATCTTAGCGAATGGGTCTTGGTTAAGGTTCCTATAAAACACGAATTTATCGATGAGTTAACGGAAACGATCAAATACGAATGGCGCTATAGATTATATCTTTCAAAAGTATACGAGATGTTGGGATACGATAGTTTAATACAAAACCGATATTCCGGTTATTATTGGGAAAAAGATAAAGACGGAAATCTTACTGATTATTATTTACCATAAAGAACACAAGAGCTTGATTAATTTCAGGCTCTTTTCTCTTTTATATTTCAGCGTGAGAAACATTTCAAAAATATATTCGCTAAAAATACAACTCCTATTATGAGAAAAAACTATTTTAGGAGGTATTTATTATGACTATTAAAGAAGCTAAAAATATTAAAGTTGGTGATTTTGTTAAAATAATCAATACACATAAAGATAAAAAGACAGATAATGATAGATGTATTTGGGTTGTTGTTGGTACAAGTGAATATGTACGCGACAGACAGCCGATAATGATTTTCGATATCAGGCTTGTAAAAGGAACTTATGTACGTTGGGAAAAAAATGAAATTATTAACGAAGGAGAGGTTATTAATAGAACTAATAGAGCTTTGAAAAAAGTTAGGATTAAAATTGAGGAAGCCTAAGTGCTTCTTCTTTTTTTATTTTGTTTCTCTTTTATATTTTTGAAATGAACCTGTAGAGGCTATCCCCTATGCCTTCTGGGCGGGGGAGTAGGGCTACTATTGATACGTAGCTGGGTTTTATGAAACGAATCCCATGAAAACCGAAATGGTGTCCTATTGTTTTTATTATTGTGTGTTAGCGAAAAATACAAATTCTATTATGAAGAAAGGAGTGATATTTTATGTCAATTAATCAATTAAGTTTTGAAGAATTAATGGAGGTTTTAAAATCTGGTGATTTAGAACGCATTGAAAATATTCATGTTTTGGTTCCTTACGAAAAACAAACAAGCGTGAAAAAGGATGCCAAAACATTATTACAATGTAGCATCGTGACTAGATATACAATTTCGCAATTATTAGAACTTAATGTTGATAATGTCGCATTTATCGAAACTACTTAGGAGTTATAGACCTGGTTTTATACTGGGTCTTTTCTCTTTTATTTAGAACTAGAAGGAGTAAAAATGAAAAAACTAGCATTTTTATCTATTATAATTGGTTCTCTTTTTGTAATTATTGGCACAAGTTGTCAGAGGAGAACAATACAGAAAAATCAGGAGATCGTTACAGAGTCTAACACTAGCAAACCTGTTACCGTAGAAAAGAAAACATTCATTCTGCAAATTCCGAAAGCTACGAATCGTGGGTCTGTGACTGTACAAGAACCAGACGGAGAAGTACACGGTGAGTATAAAGGCGAAATTGATATTTTGAATGATGGTCGAAACGGACAGGCAATCGAAATTGTGGTGACAGTTCCAAAAGAGGATAAATCAAAGCAGGAGGCAGTGGTTGATGAATAAAGGAATGATGATATTTGATAAACCAAGTAAATGTGTAGATTGTCCTTGTTGCTCGAACAATCCGTTTGGTTACGATTTGGTTTGCAATCTGACGAAAGACCTTATTCATGTGGATCAGCCGATACCGTGTAACTGTCCGATTGTTCCGTTAGATTCCGAGCAGATGGATGCAATTTTAGATGCCCTGAAAAGACGGATCGAAAGGAGAAGATTATGAGAATCGTAACATTGATATTTACAGGTTTACTCGTGGCGGTGAATGTATGGAGTCTGATTGTGGTATTAGCATATTCTGCAGCACATTCCATGACACATTTGAATTCGTACGTTGCCGTTACGAAACGATTACTGAATAATCACACAACGACTTCCGGATATTTGTTTCAGCTAATCAAGACATCCCTGACGTTACCGTTGTTGGGGTTACTTGTCGTATTCGAATTTATTGCGTTATTTATTGAGGCATTTAATCTCGTACGGAAGAAACCACGGATACAGGTGACAAGAAAGGAAGCTAATATGATAAGACAACAGAGAGGAGTGAGGTAGAATGATATTTAACTTTTGGAGACCAGCGAAATGGTTCAAGCCGAAAAAGTCTGGTTGGTATACTTGTACAGCTGCTCATGGCGGAGGACTAGATACACCGAGAGTCATGGATTTATATTTTCGGGATTGGGATTCCAAATGGATTGATCCGAGAAGACAGACGGTATTTGACGGCTATAAGGTTTATGAAGCTTGCCGTGCTCCAATTGAGGATAACCGTGTGTTTACGGATAGCGACTGTGAGCGTATTGATATTTTAGCTTGGAAGAAGATCCCTAGATGTTATGGTTGGTGGAGAAAGAGAGGGAATAGTAATGAGTAGAGAACTTAAAAGAGGTTGCTGTGCCTGTGTTGATTGCCATTTTGCGTGTGATTTAGAATCTAACGATAAAGAAGATATTTTAGAACAGAGATGTAGCAACTACCGTACAGTTATTCGGAGTATGTGTAATTATAATGATCATAAGCTTACCGATCTTGTGGGCGAATACCTTGAGAAACATATATTAACTGCTAATGATGCTAGATACATAATGGGGTTATGCAATATCGAAGACTCGGTTGGTAATGTAAAGAAACCACCCTTAGGAGTTATGCCGAGAGATGTGTGGGATAGAAAACGTCAGGAGGAATTATCGGAAGCTATGTGTCGATATATAGCAGTTGATAAAAAGATTCCGAAAGAGTGGCTGGAAGAATATATCGAGATTAGTAACAGACAGGAGAAAGAGAATGAGTAGAGAGTATGATAATTATTTACAGCAGCATAAGACTAATGTAGCAAAAGGCTATCGATGGATTAAAGAGAATTTACCTGATCTCATTCCGGATGATATTCGTTTGAACTTGGAGCATCAGTGTTGTTTCGCGCACGACGCTAGTAAAACACAACAGGATGAGTACGAGCCGTATGATAAGTATTTTTATGGTGGAAACAGATCGTACGATGTCGTTCAGGGGTTCAACTATGCATGGCTTTTGCATATTCATCGGAATCCTCATCATTGGCAATCGTGGATTTTGATACAGGACGATCCAGATGAAGGGGAGATTATTCTAGATATGCCTTATCAGTACATTATTGAGATGATCGCAGACTGGTGGTCATTCTCTTGGAATAAAGGAGATTTATATGAAATCTTCAAATGGTACGATGAGCGAAAAGAATACATCAAACTCAGCAAGAAAACTCGTGTTACCGTTGAGGATATTTTGATGCAGATTCATTATAAGCTGGATGAGTTAAAGGAGGATAACCCAAATGAATAAAGAAGTATTAGAAAAACAGTTTGAAGAAGAGATAAAGAGCATACTGTCTGGATATTTGAGTGACTCAGATACGGTGGATTACTTAGCATTAAAAATTACCCGATTGCATACTGAGTATTCTGAAAACTAGTTCTACGCGACAAAAACACACTCCTTTATGAGACAAATAAAAGGAGGTAATGTATAATGTCAATTCACAGTATGAAAATAGTACCGAATTCTGAAGGAGAACAATATTTTATGGAATTATTGAAAAAGGTGGGCGTAAAACCAAATTCAGTAATTTGCAGATTAGGTTCTGTATTTGGAACGGATTATAACGAGTATATTTTAAGTGATGGATTATACAGACAAATTCAAGATTATTTGAAATACGTTAAAGAAGAGGAGGCCTAGCCAATTGGTTGGGTCTCTTAATTTTATCTTTTTAGTATACGCGAAAAATACATATCATCTTATGAGAATAAAAAAACATAAGGAGGATTTTAGATATGAGAAATTTAGGATTAATATTTGGAACTATGGGAGTGATTGGAATCGTAGTGGGATTATTGATGAGTGTATTCATTGATATTTCTACCGTATGGTTCTTACTGCCGGTTGCGGTGATTGCTATGTGGATCGTATGTGAAATTATCGAAAATAGATTAGATGATAAGAGAAACAAAAAGAGGATTAGAAGCTCAAATTAAGGGCTTCTTTTCTTTTACGTTCTGAGCGAATAACGAAGAGACCTTGATTTTGTTGTGGGCTCATATTCATAAAATGGCTTAAATCGCCAAATACGAGCTTACAGAGGCATTCTGTGAGGTTGTTTCGTAGAAATGATGCTTACCGAGTTTGCAGCTTGGTATAACGAGGAATGTACAGCGTGGAGTAAAGATCCACAGTATAATAAAATGTATCTAGTATATCAACAGAATTATTTTAATGATATGCTGAGAACTAGAGGGCATTTATATTTGAATGAGGTCTATGACGCACTTGGGATTCCGAGAACAAAAGCTGGACAGATGGTTGGTTGGGTTTTTGAGGATGAGAACTCTTATGTAGATTTCGGTTTGAATGATCCAAGAAACGCGGAGTTCATCAACGGTAAAACAACAGATGCTTTATTAAATTTCAATGTTGATGGAGTTATTATTGACAGAATCTAAACCAGAGGAGAGGTCCTAATACAAGGGCTTCTCTTTTCTATTTATTGTAACTACATAAATGTTGAACGGGGTGAAACTGAAATTGTGTATACGAGAAAGGAGTAAGTATGTTTAATATAATCAACGATTTAGCGCGTGAAGAAATGTCAGATCAGATGGTTCCAGACAGAGTAGATCGAAGAAATAGACGTATAGAAGAGCGAGCCGAAGAAAAACGTAAAAAGAAACATAGAGAAAAACTTAACGCCACTTTAAAGCCTTGTCCGTTTTGCGGTAGTAGAGCTCGAATTGAGGAACGTGAGAAGCCTGATGGATATTGTCATTATACTGTGAAGCTTGTTCAGTGTACCTACTGCCACGCTAAGACCGAAGAAAGAATCGATGGCGGATATTATGGAATGTATTGTAAAGATGAAGAAATAGCAGATATATGGAATACGAGAAAGGAGTAAGAAATGTGGCTTACAATTATAAAAGGTGCGTGGTGTATATTTAATCTTTGTGCTTGGTTAACGGAGAAAGATCAGCTTAAAAGAATAGAATACCTTGTTTGGGTTGCTATTGGGGCTGTTACTTTATTGTATTAAGGAAAGGAGGATTAGATATGAAAGTTCTTAAAACAATAGAAGTTAAGTTAACTGAAGAAGAGATTAGGAAGATTATCGCTGAAAAGGTAGCAAGTGAATTACCAGGTTATACTGTGAAACCCGAAGACGTAGAACTTCTACTAGGATCAAGATGTGTTGGCTACTTTGCAGATGAGCACGTAGAGTCATATTTTAAAGGCGGAACCGTGCATTGCGTTATTGAAGAGAAGGAGGATTGATATTTATGGCTAAGAGAGGGCGACCTATCGACCCAAATGCGAAACGTGATGGAATTCGGTTTCGTTTAAGAGCAGACCAGGTGAAGATGTTACGTGATTTGAGTGAGAAGACTGGGAAGAGCCGGACGGAATTATTTGTAGGTTTGATAGAACAAGAGTATGAGCGAGTGATTGGAAAGGAGGAATAGAGATGACAGTGGAGAAAACAGTGTTTACTTTAAAAGATGTATTAAGTGTTATTAGAAAAGACAATCTTGTTTATATTTTCGATGGGGGAGGGAGATATATTACCGAGTTCAAACCAGATAAGGCTTTGGAGTATTTGAGTGAAAATGTGCTAAGTACTGCTGTGAAAGAAATCATGGGCACTGAACGGAATTCAATTAACATCTATTTGGAAGAAAAAGGGAAGGAGTAGGTATGAATTACGGAAAAATAAATCGGTGTGATATTGCAAATGGACCAGGTGTTCGAGTGAGCTTATTTGTGTCTGGTTGTCGAAATCATTGTAAGGGCTGCTTTAATCCGGAGACTTGGAACTTCGATTATGGGCAGTCTTTTGGTATAGATACGATGAATTATATTTTAGAGGCTCTGGGTAAGAATTTTGTGGATGGCTTTACGATACTCGGTGGTGATCCATTTGAACCAGAGAATCAGTTTGTAGTAGTTGATATTTTAAGTAAGGTTCGTGATGTGTATCCGTACATGGATATTTGGGTTTACACCGGTTATTTATATGATGTGGATTTGGTTCCAGGCGGAAAGGTTTGGACTGAAGTGACTGATGAGATACTGAGTTATATCGATACTCTGGTAGACGGTCCGTTTATTGAGGAAGAGAAGGATATTACTCTGCAGTTTAGAGGAAGTAAGAACCAGAGAATTATTACGTTTGGTGTGGATGTAGAAAGATAAAGAGGTTGATATTTTATGGCTTATGTAAACTTTAAACCGGTATGTAGTAACTGTGGGTATGTTTTTAAGAACTTCACATATACTCCGCCGCAGCGAGAAGAAATCATGGATGCTGAGCGAGAGTTGTTTATTGGACTCAGACGATGTGATAATTGCTTTCTTCCGCGTTGTTGTCCTAATTGTGGTGAGTGTATCACTGATTTCACTATTCCGGTATTTACACGTGATGGCGAGATTATGCATAAAGAGGAGGAATAAGAGTATGAAAGTTATAATGGTGTATAGTTATACAGACTATTCTGAATCCGTATGTGGAGAAGGTAATGCCAGACTCGACATTAATAATACAGTGGTAGACATAGCTAGAAAACGACCGACATTGGGAGAAATTAAAAAAAATAGAAGAATCATTATGTAGCTATCCAGATCGTTGCGATGTACGAGTAATTAATGTTATTAAATTAGCAAAGGAGGAATAAGAGTATGAAATCACGGTTAGAAATTTGGAGATATTGGTGTAAGCATAGGCAGCGCAATATATTGTATAAATTATTGGTACTGTTGAAACTTAGGCATTCTCCGAGTTTTGAGTTTCTATATATAAGAGAAACATATAAAGAAAAATATGGATGCAGTCCATTCGCAGGAGATCATATAGATCCTAAACTGATAAAACGTATATTTCCTAGTTATAAATCAAAAGAATCGGTTGGGCAATATACATGCAAAGATTGTGTTCATCTATATGGAATTCAAACTTATAGATGTGATACTTGTACAGCATTTAGCAAATTTGAACGTAAGGAGGATTGATATTTTGAAAGTGATTAACATAACTAATGCTCGAAAAGATTTATATAATCTGATTCAAAAAGTAAATGAGAATTCTGAGCCTGTACTGATTACGGGTAAAGAATGCAATGCCGTACTTATTTCTGAGGGTGACTGGAATTCTATTTGTGAGACTATGCGTTTAAAATCAATTCCGGGAATGGAAGAATCGTTACTGAAAGGAAAAGAGTCTTCATTATCAGATTGTATTACAGAAGAAAAAATAGAAGAAATAGTAGAAGCAGCACATAGAGTTACAGGTGTGTACGCTTTACCGGAAGAGCAGCGTAAGTATATTCAAAGTCTTATTGATAGAGCTATGAATGGAGATGACTTTGTTCAGATACTTTTAAGAAAGTGGAAGAATAAAAAATATGATGAAAAAGATCAAATTGCTCATCCCATATTCTTTGAATTACCTGAAGAAGCGAAAGAAGTACTATACGAGGCGATCCTGGATCTTAAAAAAGAAAGAGACTATGCAGCATGGGTCAGAAAGGATTGATATTTTATGAATACATATTTTAAATTTAAACTGGTGACAGAATATATTATACCGGTTAGCATATTCATACTATCCGTTATCGTGATTTTGATTCGTGGTATTAAAGAAACTATCCGTGAAACTAGAATTAAAAAGTTCTTTGAGTCCCATGGATACGAGAGGGCATTACTTGATGTGGCTCGTTTCGGTGGTGATGCATATTATGGTTGGATTAGGCATCCTGACGAGTCTAAACATATAACAGGTAATTGCGTGGATGATAGAGAATTAAGGGGATTACCAATAAAAGTAATTAAGAAAAAGTATAAGTAATAATGGAGGATTGATATTTTCATGTTGGACAAGATTATAAATGGATTTCCAGTCAAAATTGTTGGCGGTAAGCGGCAGGTAAGAAAACATAAAAAGAAAAGAATAAATAAAAAGTGGGCTAAGATATACGGATATAAATACTATAGTCCACTTGAAAACGGTAAGACATATATTATGGACGGAGCTATTTATATGAACCGGTGGACCTACGAATATTTACTTCATTTTATGTATGCGGTCTATGGAAAAACAGGTGAATTGCCGATTTGCGTAGGAAGAAAGGAACAATTTTATGAGTAGAATTATAGTAAAGCTTACTGATGACGAGCTTGAAAGTCTTGTTAATGGTGGGAGTGTTACTGCTTGTCTCAGTCCATATGCAGATTATTCTAATTTACAAGCAGTAACTATTGTACGTAAAACTGAATTGACTGTCAAAAAATATATTGATGATTCAAAGGAGGCGTAGACTTATGAAGAAAATAGTCATGTTAATTGTTTGTGTATTCATGATATGTTGTCTTACTGTTATTGATTGTGATACTGATGTATCTTATCATGAGACACTTAATGTTTCACTATCTAATAATCAGAATATATGTTTACAGATGATAAAAGATACAATATATTATGACACTAGAACCGGTATCGTATATTTCTGGAACGGTTATAACTATTCTAATGCTGCATCCATGCCTTCCCCGTATTATGCGCCTAATGGACTACCGTATAAGTGGGATCCGATTACTGAAAAACTTGAAGAAATAGAAAGGACAGAATAAATCATGAAAAAACTTAAAAGAGTATTTGAATCTGAAAATATTCGTGTTGGATTTGATGAGTTTATGGATGATCACGAGAGAATCGTGGTTGCTTCCAAAGACCGTGGTTTTACGAAATGTGATAGGTGGGTTATTAATCATTTATCTGTTGATGAAGCTTGTGAGTTGAGAGATAGGTTGGATGAGTTAATAGCGGGAATGGAGGAATAAGAGTATGAGTAAAATTAAGCTTTTTACACACACAGATCTCGATGGTATTGGATGTGCTATTCTGGCATATTTGGCTTTTGGCAGAGAAAGTGTAGATGTGGAGTATTGTGATTATAGAGATATTAATGAGAAAGTGGAGGAGTTCTGGGAGAATGGTCCAGTAGAAGAATACGATAAGGTCTTTATTACTGATATTTCTATTGGTAAAGATTTAGCTAGAACTATCGATTTGTACGCCGGTGACGATATTTGGCATCTGTTTGATCATCATGCAACTGCTCTTGGACTAAATAAATATGACTGGTGTGAAGTAAGTGTTATGAATGATACACTCGGTATAAAAACATCTGGTACTGAATTGTTTTATACTTATCTAATACGACCTGAACAGTTTGATCATTTGAGTGTTAACGTAATTGGTAATATTGATGAGTTCGTTGACATCGTCCGAGATTATGATACTTGGAGATGGAAAGAGCTTGGAAAAGAAGGGATTGTTTGCAAGCAGCTGAATGATCTCTTTTATATTTATGGACGTGAGGAATTCATTGATTGGGCTTTAGATCAAATATTTACTCTTAAACTTCATAAAGGTATAAGTGCCTTTCCTATATATTCTGAAAAAGATATGGCTCTTCTCGACCAGAAACAAAAAGGCATCGATATTTACATAGAAGAGAAGAATAAACAATTGTTTAATAGAGTAGATGAAGTCGGTCATACATACGGTGTAGTCTTTGCCGAGCGTTATTTCAGTGAATTAGGAAACAGGCTTTGTGAGTTAAATCCAGATCTGGCTTATATAGCGATGATTGATATTTCTAGTGGCGCTGTTAGTTATCGTACTATTCGGGATGATATTGATGTGGGCGGTGAGATTGCACATGCTTGCGGCGGCGGAGGTCATCCTAAAGCAGCTGGTAGTACTTTTGATAAAGATCGAATTCAGCGTACCGTTCATGGATTGATATTTTCAAATAAACAACGTAATGAGCTGTAGAAAGGAGAATTAAGTTGTTGGGGTTAAACAGTTATGATTTGATGAGAATTCGCGAATGCTATACCTGTCCATATTTTGAGCAATGTAAGAAAGAAGTTTCTGAGCCGGAAGACGATACTGATGATAAATGCCTGACAAAGAAGAAGTATCAAGGTTACAGACATTCGCGATAATATCTTACTATATTATAGAAAAGCACTAACAAAAATAACTGAAAAGTAATTGCAAAAACTTAAGAGTTCGGGTATTATGCTCGGACTCTTTTTCTTTTGTATTGAAAGGAGCGCCAATATTATGAGATATAAAACAAAACCTGTAGAAATTGAAGCTATTCGGTGGACTGGATTGAATCTTGAGGAAATTAAGCAGTTTGTAGGAGAGTCACTGGAATACAATATTTTGGATACTGCTTGGGAAGTTGGTAAAGGTAGACCACATATTTATATGAAGATCCATACTCTTGAAGGTGACATGTATGCTTCTGTTGGAGACTATATTATTAAAGGTTTACGTGGGGAATTCTACCCGTGTAAACCTGATGTATTTAAGAAAAAGTATGAGGTGATTGGGGAATGAGATGGCGTTGGCTTTATAATTTAGCATTAAAATATATTGGATATTGCAATCGTGAGTGGGGTAAATATCGGCATCATTACATGGATATTAAAAATTTAATATACCTTACATATAAAAGTGGTGCAAAGTATTATCTCAAATATGGCGCTGATGCAGAGTGGTCTTGTTTTAGTAGTTATGATATTTTGGACAATGCTATACAGAGACTTGGTAAATATGAAGAGACTGAACTTAAAAGAGAAAGAGAGGATATTGGTATGGATAGTATGAACAAACCGTACTTAATCAACATTATTCGTAAAGATGCTGATGGAACAGTTAGATCTTCTGTATTAAGTAGTGACCTGAGATTCAGTAGCATTAATGATGCGATATCGTACATAAATGCTTATCGTAATAGCTATCCAGTTATGATTGTCGCATGGATAGAAAAAGAAGATATTTTCGGTATTAAGAAAGCCGTATGGATCAAATCATTTGTTGACTCATACGGTGAACCAGTATTTTAGACGAGGCTGTTTAACTACAAATTATATGTAAAGGAGAAAATATTATGAGTAATTTTACAGGAGAATTTAAATTTGTGTGCGAAGCTTATATGTATCATCGTGAGGGTGATGAGATGATTGAGGAACATACTCTTTTATGAGAAGGAAAGGGCTTTAGAGAAATCTAAGGTCCTTTTGTTTTCTATTATAGTATTGAAGGGAAAGGAAAGAAGTTAATTATGAAAGGGTTTATATTTCGTCTAGTCATGATTTGGATTACTGCTTTGGTGCTAGCGATAATCACTAATGAAAATCTATTTCTATGTTTTTGTGTTATAGGTATAACTGATATTTTGAGAAATTTGTCAGTAAAGTAGAGGAGGTGAGGAATGATGAGTGCAAACTATTGTATCATGCATGAACGTCGAGTAAACAAACACATAGAAAGCAGAACATTATTACCTACAATATTTTCATCAAAAGAAGAAGCTTATAACTACATGTGTAAAGTAGGTAGGGATGATAATCGTAATGGTTTTGCCGCCGCGTCGCTGACAGACGACCATCTCATTTTACTCAAAGAATACGATGGGGTTTGTTTATTTAGTGACTATAAAATAGTAGAAACCGATTTTTGAGAAAGGGTGATGGTACGTGTTGGATACCGAGAAGAAAAAACGTGGGAGGCCTGTTACTGGCAGTGCAAAAAGTAATTATGAGAATTTTCGTACAACGGACGAAACTCATAAAATGATCATTGAAATGTGTGAAAAATACGGTGTATCCAAGTCTGAAGTGTTCGAGAAATTAATCCAAAATCAATACAATCAGATGAAAAATGGTTTTGATACATTGCGATTTATGTAACACATTAATTCAATTTACCCCTTATTTATGTAACACGATAATTCAATTTTGATTTTATGTAACACAATAAATGAGGTATTTATGTAACACGATAATTCAATTTTGATTTTATGTAACACAATAAATAGGGGAAAATAGCTGTTTTTTGGGTAAAAAACGTGAAAAATGGCCATTTTTAATTTATGTAACACAATAATTCGTAAAAATTTTAGGTTTCTAATACCCCATAAGGAAACATTAACAATAGTTTATATTTGTTAAAGGATAGTTAATGTTTTTATATAGTAACTATTTTGCTGTTATTTTTTACGATTTATGTAACACAATAATTCATTTTATCTAAGAAAGGAGTTAAAACTATGGATAAATCAAAAAATTACTGGGCTCCGGTGTTTGAGGAGTTCACACGGTTATATACTGGCATGGCGGAAGAAACTGTCGATTGGTACCCAAGCGGACAGATGGAGATCACGGTAAAAATACGAAACGGTAGAAAGTATATTTATGACTGGTATTCGAAGATGGCTTGGCCAATAAAAACTTATGACGACGAATGCGAGGAAACAGAGGAAGAATGGCGACGCAGATTCGGAAGGACTTTGAACCGAAAAATGCGACGAGTATGCATGTATCAAGATCAGCTTTCTGAAGTTACGGGCATATCAAAAGTTACTCTCAGCAAATATATGAACGGTAAAGCATCACCAAGCGGTCATAATATTAGTAAACTAGCAAAAGCATTAAACTGCTCTCCGTCAGAATTGATGTGCGGAGATTAGATTGATATTCGCGAGAAATTAGATAGAGACGGATACATAATAGGTTTTAAATTCTAAAGACGAAGGGCCTCGGCTATATTTGGCTGAGACTCTTTTCTTTATCAAACAATGAAAGGAGTCACTATATGGAAGAATGGAAACCACTGAAAGAAACAGACCTATACGAAGTAAGCAATGAAGGTCATGTCCGCAACACGAAAACCGGACGAATTCTGAAAGCTGTACCAGATGACAGAGGGCGCGTGAAGGTTTCGTTACATATTGACGGAAAGCAGTACACAAAGAAATTAAATCGTCTAGTAGCGGAAACCTTTTACGGTGACGAATGCAACGGGAAAGATATTTACTATCGAGACGGTAACCATGAAAACAATCGACTCGATAATTTAGTGATTGGGACAAGAGCGGATGCTGTGAGGAACGCGTATAAGAATGGAAATATTAAGACGAACCGTAATAAACGAATTCGTTGTAATGAAACTGGTAAAACCTACGATTCAATTGAAGAATGCAGCAAAGATGTTGAAATTAATCCCACTACAATTAGTAAATGCTCGAACTATCCGGACTGTTATAACAATCGTAAGGGACTGCATTTTGAACGTATAGATTGATATTTTGATTAATAAAGAAGAAAGGAAAAAGTTATGGAAAATGGAAACAGATAGAGGAATTCTCAAGGTACGATGCAAGTATTAACGGACAAATAAGAAATCACAGAACCGGACGAATATTAAAAACCTTTATAAATTCAAGAGGTTACGAAGTACTAACATTACGACACAATGGTGAGCAGTATACAGTCAGAGTAAATCGTTTGATCGGTGAAACATTCTATGATCATACAGACGATAAATTTGATGTATGTTATAAAGATGGCAATAAGTTGAATAATAGTGTTGGCAATCTTGAAATATGTACGAGAAAAGAAAATATTCAACGATCCATCGAAAGAGAAATCTTTAAATTTAATAATTTCGGAAATAGAAGCCGCCGGGTATTATGTGTTGAAACTGGAGAAATATACGAATCACTAAACGAATGTAGTAGACAAGTTAATATTGATCGTTCTGAAATAAGCAAATATTTACTAGGAAAAACAACTATCCGCCGAAAGGACTACACTTTGAATACATAGACTAATATTTTTAAGAGAGCGTTAGATCAACACGCTCTTTTTTTTTGTCGCTTTAATAAAAAACATACCCTACAATCATTCGCTATTAAATCACACTATGTTATAGAGAGAAGGTTGAATGTCTCCTGTTTTCTTTTAGTTAAAAACATAAAAAACATACCCTACAATCATTCGCTATTAAATCACACTATGTTATAGAGAGAAGGTTGAATGTCTCCTGTTTTCTTTGACTAATTATACACTCCTTAAGATAATTTGATATCGGTGTCGCGCCCTTAGATAAAAAATTTTCGTTCTGTCAAAGACCGCAGCGAACATTCAACTTACTCTTCTATATTTGGACCTTTAGTTCAGTGGTAGAACCCTTTCTTGTTAAGCAAGATGTCGTAGGTTCGATTCCTACAGGGTTCATAAAGTAAAGGAGTGTAGCTATGTTAGAAAATAAGTTTCAATCGAATTTGATTAAGGAACTGAAGAAAGAATTCCCAGGTTGTATGGTGCTGAAGAATGACAGTTCCTATATTCAGGGTGTGCCTGACTTAACGGTCTTTCACAAAAACCATTGGGCGATGCTAGAAGTAAAGAAAAGTAAGAATGCAAAACGACAGCCAAATCAAGAATATTATGTTGATAAATTGAACGAGATGTCTTACGCATCTTTTATATATCCGGAAAATAAAGACTCTGTCTTTAATGAATTAAGAAAACGATTTAACGAATAAGGAGGAAAGTTCAATGATTTTTGAAAAACATTTAGAGCTGAGAGGCAAACATGCAACTCTCGCTCCAAGTCAACCGCATTGGTTGCGATATTCTGAGGAGCAGCTGTTTCAGAAATATGTAAGTAGTTATGCGCAGAGTATGGGAACATCTTTACATGAGTTAGCGGAAACACTCATACGAAATAATTTGAAACTGAAGAAAAATGACGAACTGACAGTATTGTCTCATTTATTAAACGATGGGATTCCACGTAGCGTGATCGACATGGATCGTATTTATGGAAATCTTCGAAACTACGTAAATGATGCCATCGGTTTCAAATTAACACCAGAACAAATTTTATATTATTCACCGTACTGTTTCGGTACAGCAGACGCGATTTCTTTTAGAAACAATTTCTTAAGAATTCACGATTTGAAAACCGGAACAGCGCCGGCAAAGATGGAGCAGTTGTTAACGTATGCTGCTTTATTTTGTTTGGAATATAAAGTAAAGCCAGGAGAGATTGATGTAGAACTTCGCATTTATCAGAATGATGAAATCCTACATGACGAACCAACGGCAGATGATATTTTATATGCGATGGATTGCATTGTTCATCACAGTAGATTCTTAGAACGAATGAATGAGGAGGGATAAACATGAATCCAATAGCAGAAGAGATCCTATCTTACTTAGGGTATGCTGACAGACTTGAGTCAACGGAGGGGTCTATTGATATTTCAGAATCTATGTTACACTCCTCCTCAAATTCAGTAGCAGAAGAGATCGCTTCCTATTACGGAATGGCAGAGACTGTAGCGGAAGAAGCATATTTGGAACACTACGGAATGCCAAGACGAAGTGGTCGATATCCTTATGGATCAGGAGAAAATCCTTACCAGCATGGACGTGATTTCCTTGGCCGTATATCTGATATGAAGAAGGAAGGATTTACTTGGACTGATCCGAAAACGGGAGAGACGTATTCCGGTGAGAAAGCCATTTATAAATCGATGGGTCTGACTTCATCCGAATATCGTCGGCAGGTAAGTTGGGCGAACTATGAGAAACGATTACAGGATGTAGCGACAGCCAAGAGCTTGAAAGAAGACGGTCTTGGTGCAACAGAGATCGGTAGAAAAATGGGCATTCCGGAATCTACCGTTCGTTCTTTGTTAAATCCAAAATCAGAAGATCGTATGAATCAGGTTATGGAGACCGTTGATTTTTTACGTGAACAGGTAACTGAAAAAGGAATGATCGACGTCGGTGCAGGTGTGGAGCAGGATCTTGGTATTTCCAGAACACGACTCGACACGGCCCTTGATTATTTAGAGAAAGCAGAAGGCTGTCCAGTATATGGTGGTGGTGTTCCGCAGCCAACAAATACAAATCAGCAGTCTAATCAGAAAGTGTTATGTTTACCTGGAACAAAGAAAAATGAAATCTATGAGTATGATCGTGTAAAAACAATCAACGATTACGTTTCTAATGATGACGGAGAAACTTATCATAAGAAGTTTACATATCCGGAAAGCTTAGATTCTAAACGTTTACAAATTCGTTATGATAGCGATAAAGGTCCTGATGGAATTACAGGTATTGAGAAGGACGGCATTATTGAGTTAAGACCTGGTGTGAAAGATTTATCTTTGGGTGAGTCTCGATATTCTCAGGTTCGTATTATGGTAGACGGAACTCATTATCTGAAAGGGATGGCAGTATACGGAGATCCGAAATCATTTCCTGATGGAGTGGACGTCATATTTAATACCAATAAAAAGAAGGGAACTCCTCAAGGAGATGTTCTTAAGAAGGTAAAAGCTGACCCTGACAATCCGTTCGGTTCTTTAATTAAAGATGCAGATCAGGGCGGACAATATTGGTATACAGACGAGAAGACTGGTAAACAGAAGCTTGGCTTAATTAATAAGCGTGCTGATGAAGGTGACTGGACAGAATGGGCCAATGCTTTACCGTCTCAGTTTTTAGGTAAACAGTCCATCACAATGGCAAAGAAACAATTAGGCTTAGCGAAAGCAGACAAGCTTGCAGAATTTGACGAGATATCTAATTTGTCTAACCCAACTATCAAGAAACATTTGCTTGAGAAGTTTGCGGATAATTGTGATTCGGCAGCCGTACATTTGAAAGCAGCTGCATTGCCAGGACAGAAGTATCACGTTATTATTCCAGTCAACACACTGAAAGATAATGAGATCTATGCACCAGGATATGAACCAGGAACCAAGCTCGCTCTTATTCGATATCCTCATGGAGGAACCTTTGAGATTCCGATCCTTACTGTTAATAATAAAAACAAATTAGGAAATGAGATCATTGGTAAGAAGAGTATTGATGCTGTTGGTATTAACCATAAGATTGCAGACCAGTTATCCGGTGCGGACTTTGACGGCGATACTGTTATGTGTATTCCAACACATGATGCAGGTGGAAAGGTTAAGATTAAAAACAAACCGCCACTTAAAGATTTGGAAGGCTTCGATCCTAAAGTTAATTATGGTGGAACAAAGACAGTCGATAAAGATGGCGTAGAACATTATACCCGTAATGGGCATGAGTATCCAATCATGAAAGATACTCAGAAACAGATGGGTGTTATTTCTAATCTTATTACAGACATGACTTTGGCTGGAGCTTCTGATGCTAAATTAGCACGTGCAGTTAAACACAGTATGGTTGTCATTGATGCGGAGAAACATAAGCTGGATTACAAGGCAAGTGAAGTCGATAATAATATTGCTGCACTGAAAGCAGAGTTTCAGAAAAATGTAGACAAGAATGGCAATCCGAAATCAGGTGGAGCAAGTACAATATTATCCAGAGCCAAAGGAGAATCTACAGTTGACAAACGTCAGGGTAGTTATAAAACAAATTTACCAGATAAAGAATATTATGATCCAACCAAACCAGTAGGAGCAAAGCTTTGGAAACCAGCGGATGATCTATATTATCCGGCTCGTAAATTTAATAAGAAGACTGGTATGGTAGAGATCAAGACTACGGATGGTAGTAAGGTAATCTTTGATTCTAAAGATAAGGCTGCTTATAAAAAGTACGCCCCAGTCAAGAAAGTAAATAAGGAGACAGGGGAAGTAACATATACGGACAGTACTGGTAATATTTCATATCTTACTAAGAAGCGTACCCAGAAGAGTACACGAATGGCTGAGACTGACGATGCATATTCTTTAGTATCCTCCTCCCGGCACCCTATGGAGTTGGTATATGCTGACTATGCTAATGATATGAAAGCTTTGGCAAATAAAGCACGTGTTGAGATATCTAATACTGGCAAGATTGCATATTCTAAAGAAGCTAAACAAAAATACCAGGCAGAGGTGAAATCCCTGGACGATAAATTATTAGAGGCTCAGAAAAATAGACCTAGAGAAAGGGAAGCTTTACGTCGTGCGAATGCTGAGATATCTGCTAAGCTGAAGGAGAATCCTAATATGAAGAAGGACGACCAGAAGAAGCTGAAGCAGCGAGCCGTATCTAAATATCGTAGTGAGGTAGGATCAGTGAAGCGTAGTGAACGTAACATCGATATTACTGATAGAGAGTGGGAAGCTATTCAGGCAGGCGCTATATCTGAAACCAAACTCAAACAAATATTAAATAATACCAACATTGATAAGCTTAGAGAACGTGCCACACCACGAGCTACAACTACCCCTAGCTCAGCACAGATTGCTAGAATCAAAGCATTGTCTGCGTCGAACTATACATTAGCTGACATTGCAAAGAAGACAGGATTTTCAACAACAACTGTGTCCAAGTATCTGAAAGGGAAAGGAGTGAATTAGTATGACGAATGAAACTATTATTGAAACAGACTACAGACTGACAACGTTTGACAATCCGTTTGATCCGTTCGACGACTTCACTTCTTGGTTCATGTATGATGTTGAGAAAGGATACAATACTTGTGGTTACTTAGATCGAATTGCGCATGTTACTGATGACATGTCACAGAAAGAAGCAAGCAAAGAGATCGAACGAGCAATTGATGAAATCATTGAGCTTAATCCTTTAAACATCTACAAGAAAGTTGAACGCAAAGTTGAAGTTAAGCTTTAGTTTGTTGTTAACTGTTTGAATCATAAAGCAAAACATGATTGATTGAACTTTGAATGAGTGAGAAACAGCGAAAATTTATTTAATTTTTGGCCGAAAATCGATGAAAAATAATAAAAATATAAAATATAGACCTACTATGGGGGATCAAAAATATTTTTGGAGGGTAGGGGGTCTCTTCAAAATTACACCCCCCTCCCTGCATCGCGGCCGTCTTGATATTTTCTCCAGAGGGAATTTTTGAGAAAACATTATTGATATTTATCAGACTAAGGAGGTGTTGCTATGGCAGAAATAAGTGGGAAAGGAATACCCACAACAAAAACAGCAGCTGCTGTAGGTGATTATTACACCGATACAGATACAAGCTACAGGTATAAATGCGACTTGGCCTATATATCAAAAGACAATAATGGTAAAGATGTCGTCTACTATAAGTGGTCTAAGGTTAGAAGTAGTTCATCCGGCGGTGGAACAACTGATTACACTGATCTGACGAACAAACCAAAGATTAACGGTGTGGATCTTACCGGTAATAAATGTACATCTGACCTAAAACTCGTAGGCGAGGATACCGTCAACAATAAAGTGTCGAGTATAAAATCTTATATTGATTCTATTGTTGGAACTTTTGACCTGAGCTGGACCGATGATAAATATATATCCAAAGATGATGGCTCAGTTAACGATGAAGCTGGATCATCATGCAGTGATTTCATCGAAGTCATTCCTGGGACAAAACTTATCATCTCGAATACAATGACAACAGATAATGAGTGGAATGCATTTTATGATTCTAGCAAAACATTCGTATCAAGTTTTTCAAATGCTACGGGAGCTATAACAGTACCAGAAAATGCTAAATACTTCAGGTTGTCAAAACACACCATAGCCACATTGACAGTGACGTCGGAAATTCCGAATCCGTTAACTCACGAAGTTACGCTCACCAAGTCCGAATACGATGCACTCACGACAAAAGATCCACTAACAACTTATTACATTACGGAGGATTAAGCCATGGCTATTTATCGTAATGGAAAGAAGATGAAGGAGATCTATCGTGGCGAAACAAAGATCGACAAAGTGTGTCGAGGAAGTAATCTAATAGCGGATTACATCGAGCGCATTATTTCAACTGGAACAAATGTGAAATTACTCACAAGCACCAGTAAGAAACTTGAAAACTTATTTGATGAGTTTAAATTCTATGGCTGGAGTAAACAAGCATCTGCTCCTTCAGTAAATAGTCCTCAAGAGATTATGTCATCTGGTATGGGCGGTACAATTAATATAATCGAACGAGGGAATAATATTCTGCCAAGAGGAGATTTGATGTATTATCGCGAAGCTTACACGACCGACATCATTCCGTGGTCAGGTGATACAAGTATGACATTAAGCGGTACGGTTTTCACGAACAACGATGAAGGAGAATACCACGTATTTGTTGATTATTTGGACGCTGAACAGAAGTATCTTGGTACCAATGGGTGTTCAGACAAGTGCGGTAAAACACCTACAAGATTTGAGCAAGTATTTGATGGGTCTTATGCCGGCGAGAATAGTAATCATCTCGATCTTAAGAACGACGTAAAGTATATACAATTGTATTTTTTCATTTACAACAATACGGCTAATGAAGTTTCATACAACAAGCTTATGCTGAACGTTGGGAATACAGCGCTTCCTTATGAAGTATATCAGGGATGTCAGTTGCTAACTTTACAGACTCCAAACGGTCTTCCAGGAATTCCAGTATCGTCTGGTGGAAACTATACTGACTCAGCTGGACAGCAGTGGATCGCAGATTATATCGATCTTACTAGAGGGAAGTATGTTCAGAGAGTATGGCAAAAGACATTTGATGGTAGTGATGACGAGAAGTGGACTCGATATGATTCTGATGAAGGCTACGAAGGGTTTGTTATAATAGCTTTACCGGAGCCAATGAAATCAAGAGTTGGACTTTGTAATAAATTTCCAATACACACCGATTGGTATAAAGGAGTCGAAGGGCTTTGGTTAGGTTCACCATCTGGTTCCAATACAACGTTATATTGTAAAAGCTCTAGCTTCTATGACAGTTCACTCGACGATAAAGGAATAGCTAACTTTAAAGCTAATCTCGCAGAACATCCGATGATTCTCATGACTTATTTGGATGAGCCAATTGAACGAGATCTGACGACTGAAGAAATTGCAGAGTACAAAGATCTTGCTAGTTATGATAATGTCGTAACGAAGATTAGCACAAACCAAAATGTAACAATGTCCGTTAAGTATCCAAAGAGATACAACGCGACCATATAAAAGACAAATAGAGGCTCACTCTTCCTAAGCTATGGAGGGGTGAGTCTTTATTAATGTAAAACTAAAGCAACATTTAACTGAGGCTATAAGGCGTATTCCGCAATGGTCCCGTCTTCTTATACTTTTATCTCCTTTCTTATAAGGGTGTACGATAATGATCACGTCTTATAGTCTCTGTTAAGTGCTGTGAAACTAATAGAGAGGAGGCAGTAACTATGGCGAAAGGTGTAACAAAGTCGTCAAATACTAGACGAAAGTCACGACCCGCAATAGATCCAGAAGCCAGAGAGAATCAAATGATAGCTCTAGCGGTCGATCTTGCCGAGCAGCAGTTGATAGAAGGTACAGCTTCTTCTCAGGTTATTACACATTTTCTTAAGCTCGGTACTACGAAGGCTGAACTTGAGAAAGAGAAACTAAGACGAGAGAACGAAGTATTGTCAGCGAAAGCGAAGGCTTATCAGTCAGGCGAAGAGATGAAGGAACTTTGCGAGAATGCAATAAAGGCAATGCGAGATTATACGGGACAGGGTGATCCAGATGAATACGACGAATATTAAAACCTATTCCGAAATGGTGCGATTGCCGACATTCCTGGAACGCTATCGATATCTGAAAATTGGCGGACAGGTCGGATATGAGACTTTCGGATACGATCGATATTTGAATCAGATTCTTTATCGTTCACCGGAATGGAAGCGTTTTCGTAGAGACATAATTATACGAGATAACGGCTGTGATTTAGCTTGTGACGGGTATGATATTATTGGAAAAGTTCTGATACATCATATCGATCCGATTACGGTTAGAGATATCAAACTGAGGGATCAGAAAATCTTTGATCCGGAGAATGTAGTTTCAGTAACTCTCAATACTCACAATGCAATTCACTATGGCGATGAGAGTCTGTTAATTACAGAACCACTTGTCCGAACACCAAACGACACTTGTCCTTGGAAACGAGCTTAGGGCGGAAAGGAGTAAAAAATGGAAGATAGTATTCTTAACGGCGTGAAGAAGTCTATTGGTATTATGCCAGAGTATGACGTGTTTGATGATAGTCTGATCATGCACATTAATTCCGTCTTCATGATTCTGGCTCAGATGGGAGTAGGACCTTCAAAAGGGTTCCGAATTGAGGACGATACTGATAAATGGAGTGATTTCCTTTCGAATGACGATGAAAACTATGAATCTATAAAATCCTACGTATGCATGAAAGTACGGCTTCTCTTCGATCCTCCGTCTAGCTCAACTCATATGGATTGTATTAAGCAGCTCGTGAGTGAGTTTGAGTGGAGACTGAATTTCGAAGCAGAAGAATCAAAATGATTTAGAAAGGAGGTGGATAAGGATGTATAGTAATGAACTTTATCATCATGGTACCAAAGGGATGAAATGGGGTGTCAGGAGATATCAGAACACTGACGGGAGTTTAACTAATGCCGGTAAATCACGGTATGCCAGAGATGCCAGAGAAAAAGAATTCAACAAATACGACGAGTCTAGCGGAAAATATTATAAGCAGTCTAAAAAGAACGGACGGACCGATTTAGACTTTGATGCGAAACGTTATGCAAAAGAAGATACAGAGAGAACAAAACGGTTAGTAGATTCTGGGCGTAATCTTTCGAATGATTTAAAACGAAGCGTCGACACGTCTTCCAAGAATCGAAAAGTTCCGAAAATGGATCTCAGTAACATGACAGATCAACAAATGCGAGAACAAATCAATCGAGCAATGCTGGAGCGACAGTACAATGACATGTTTAATCCGCAGAAAGAATCGAAAGGTCGTGAATACGCTAGTCATACACTTGAAACAGCCGGAAACGTACTTGCTGTAACCAGCTCCGCATTAGGTATTGCTTTGGCTATTAAAGAGCTTAAGGGGTGATGAAATGACAGAACTTTATCACCATGGAATCAAAGGTCAGAAGTGGGGTGTTAGGCGCTATCAATTCGCTGACGGATCTGTGACACCGGCTGGAGCAAAACGGTATTATGCCAAACAAAGTAATTGTACCATAAAGCGAACCACTTCTTTAGCAAGCATGAAAGTGAAAGAGCTTACCAATACAGCAAGGACTCAGATCACTGGAAAACAGTACGTCGACACATATCTTAAGAAAGGGACTACTTTCTCGCGAATTCAGACCAGTAAAGAATTTGAGAACTTTGCATTCTACGCTACTTATAAGAAAGCGGATTCCGACAAGTATATGGGTCTATTTGGTAAGAACTTAACGAGTCGAGCAAATGCGGCGGCAAAACAGGCAGAGAAACAAGCCAATGCTTCTGGTAGCGAGGCTGATGCAGCTAGAGCAAAACAGTTACGTACCATTAGTGACAATATGAAAGTTTATCAGTTGAAGATAAGTGCTACTAATAAACTCAGAGTTCCTTCGGACGAGAATGCAGGTCATATCACTGCAAATTTGTTAAAAGATAAAGAATTTAAGAAGAACGTAGAAGCTTCCATAGCCGATTCAAAAGAGAAAATGAGACGTGGGCAGCAACAGCTCTTATTTAAACAGGCTCAAAACGCTTTGAATAAAGATCCAACCAGGATGACGAAGTCTGAGAAAATAGCGGTTTACAAAGCTTTAAATCTTTCGCTTACGAATCATAACGATTACGAAGTGGCTACACAAAATCGATTCTACTCGGAGTTGAAGAAGAAGGGTTATAACGCATTACTTGATTATAACGATAAGGAATATTCAAGTTATCATGCAAAACGTCCGATGATTGTATTCGATACGGATTCCGTTAAGCTTCAATCAGTAGCGGAGACGAATCCGAAAATTGTTGACAAAATGTATCGTAAATACAATACGGAGCGAATTGCAAAAGAGTCGATTGCGAGCACATTAGGACTTGTTGGTAAAATGGGCCATAAAACCGTATCTGAGTGTAATTCCTATGTGGAACGTAAAATGAAAGATTATTTGAGGTAGGTAGGTGATAAATTATGGCATTATCAAACACAGCCGTACCGCGCTATTATGGCAAATTCAGAGATGCCGTGATTAGAGGCGAGATTCCGGTCTGTGAAGAAGTATCCCTTGAAATGAATCGAATAGATGATTTAATCGCAAACCCCGGCATTTGGTATGACGACCAAGCTGTCGAGGGTTTTATTCATTATTGTGAGAATGAGTTAACTCTTACGGATGGTGAAGATCTTCATTTGTTAGATTCTTTCAAACTATGGGCGGAAGAAATCTTCGGATGGTACTACTTTGTGGAACGAAGCATTTACGATCCGGAAGAAGGCCACTATGTCAAGAAGACAATCAAGAAGCGACTGATCAATAAACAGTATCTGATCGTAGCCCGAGGTGCTGCGAAGTCCATGTATGCTGCTTGTATTCAGAGCTACTTCTTGAATGTAGATACAACAACTACCCATCAGGTTACCACAGCCCCTACGATGAAACAGTCGGAAGAGGTACTTTCACCAATCCGAACTGCTATCACGAGAGCAAGAGGGCCATTATTTCAGTTCTTAACAGAAGGCTCCTTACAGAACACAACAGGTTCCAGAGCCAATCGACAAAAGCTGGCAAGTACTAAGAAGGGTATCGAGAACTTTTTAACTGGTTCATTACTTGAGATCCGACCGATGAGTATCGATAAACTTCAGGGTCTGAACAGTCGAATCAATACAGTGGATGAGTGGCTTTCCGGGGATGTCCGTGAAGATGTTATCGGTGCGTTGGAGCAAGGTGCATCGAAGAACGATGACTATCTGATCGTAGCGATCAGCTCGGAAGGTACCGTTCGAAATGGCAGTGGTGACACAATCAAAATGGAGTTGGCGAAGATTCTCAAGAACGAGTATCGAAATCCACATGTATCAATCTGGTGGTATAAGCTGGACTCTATCGATGAGGTAGGAAGACCGGAGCTGTGGCTGAAGGCGAATCCGAACCTGGATAAGACAGTCACTTACGAAACTTATCAACAGGATGTGGATAGAGCAGAACAAGCTCCAGCAGCGAAGAACGATATTCTGGCTAAAAGATTTGGTATTCCTCTTGAAGGTTATACTTACTACTTTACATACGAGGAGACATTGCCTCACCGAAGGAGAGACTTCTGGCAGATGCCTTGTGCTTTGGGAGCGGACTTATCGCAAGGTGATGACTTCTGTTCCTTCACGTTCTTATTCCCATTACGAGACGGATCTTTCGGTATCAAGACTCGAAACTATATTTCTTCATTAACTCTAAAGAAATTACCAGCAGCGATGCGAACCAAATATGACGAGTTCATGAAAGAAGGAAGTCTGATTATTCTGGAAGGTACTGTCCTGGATATGATGGAAGTTTACGATGATTTGGATAAACATATCATTGATAGTGACTATGATGTTCGATGCTTCGGATTTGACCCATATGGAGCGAAGGAGTTCATGGCTCGGTGGGAAACAGAAAATGGACCTTATGGGATTGAGAAAGTGCCACAGGGTGCGAAAACAGAATCCATTCCGTTAGGTGAATTAAAGAAACTGTCTGAAGAGCGAATGCTGATTTTCGATGAGGAGATCATGACATTTGCGATGGGTAACTGCATTACCTTAGAGGACAGTAATGGTAACAGGAAACTTTATAAGCGCAAACGTGAGCACAAAATCGATTGTGTGGCGGCTATGATGGATGCCTATGTTGCGTGGAAATTGAATAAGGATGCTTTTGAATAAGGTAGGTGAGGACAATTAACAATTATATCATAACAAGATCTTCAACATCAGATGAACTTATGCATTACGGTGTGCCTGGTATGCGATGGGGGCACAGAAAGTCCGAATATACATATGCCAAGGGTCAAAAGCCTAAAAACGCATATCAAAAAGTAGCTAGATCTATTGGCGGAACAAAATTCGCAAAAAATGCGATTCTCAAAAATAAGAACCTGAACGCTTCTGGAAAACATAAAGCCTTAAATGAATATTCTGCTCTTGCAGATGAGAAAGCATATAACAAGGCTAAAAAGAAAGCTTCCAAAACAGGCGGTCGGATGACTTATGATGTTGCTACCGGCAAGTATAGCGTTAGTAAGAATGACAAAAGTAGAAAACCGGCGATAAGTGAATCTACTTTTAATAAATTAAAGAAAGGGGCTAATGCTGCACTGGATAAAGCGGATAGAGATAATTTCTTTAATTCTGATAGTATTTTTTCAGAAAAATCGATGAAAACACAAAGTCGGATTGATCGTGCCAGAGATGCAATAAATAGTTTAGACTATAAAACATTGACCGGTTCCAATAGAGGTAAACAACTTAAATCTATTGGAAAGAAATTTATCGAAGACTCACTCGATGACAGCGAAAGCCGTAGTTTCTTTAATGACGATTGGGATACCAGAATGAAGAAAGAGGACAGGAACGATCGAATACGAGAGTTTCTTAAGTAGATGATAAATACTAAATAACAATTACCCCCCCCCCCATTTACGTAGGGGGTGAGAGGAGGATTAAAAATGGAATACTTAATAACAAGAACCACAGACGAAGATGAGCTTTATCATTATGGAGTCAAAGGTATGAAGTGGGGTCATAGGAAAGGTTCGTCAGCCGGAATTAATGCCATTAAACGGTTGTCTAATCCAAATAGTTATATTAAAAAAGATGGCTATCAAAAAATTAAGAATCCGATAGGTACAACTGTCTCTAAAGATGGTTATAACAAAACAAAATTACCTGGTAGTGTGAGATCTATAGTAACCCAACGGAAAATTAAAAAAGCTTATGCCAAAATGGCTAAACAGAAAGTGAAGGATTTATATAAGAAGTATGGTGATATAGAAGATCGGATTGACTACAGTCGTCATGGAGATAAGAAGAAAAATGCAAAACTCGAAAACGAACTGACTAAAATCCAGGACGAAATTAACAAATACGACAAAAAGTACAGATAAGAACGGAGGTGAAAATGTGTATGCAAAAAATGATTATGTGATAACACGAGCTTCAAGCCAGGATGAGCTTTATCACTACGGTGTTCTTGGAATGAAGTGGGGACATAGGAAAGCTAGCTACAGTTCAACAGGTATCAGATCAGCACTTGCTCGTAGATCAAATGAGAAAGTTGATGCTGGTTTCAAGAATTGGGATGAGAATACCAAGAAGAAAACTAATGCTATCGAACTCGGGAAGAAAGCAAATCTGTCAAAGCGAGCTTATGAGAGTAATAAGTCTGACAAGGCTCTAAAGACTCAGTATAAGCAGGATTCTAAAGCTTACAAGAAAGCTCTCAAAGGTAACACGACATATCGTAAAGGTCAGATTAAGAAAGAAGTTGGATCAGATCTTTCTCGTAAATACCTTAGTGATGCAAAGAAAGTAAAGAAACAGTTGGACGTCGATCCGACAAATAAACAACTTCAGAAACAGTACAATAAGTTAATGAGTAAACATGACATCGAAAGAGCCAACGCAAGACGTGCTCCAGAAGTAGCTGCAAAACGTTCACAAAAGAAAGCAGCCATTAAGCGTGGTATGACTATGACTGTGAAAGCAGCAGCGACAAGTGCAGCTATAGCAGGAGGAACATATGCGGTTAATAAGTATCTCGGCAATCATCAAGTGACGTTGAACGGTAACTCCGTTCGATTTAGTTCTCAGAATGTCAGTGATCTTATGAACACTGCTAAGAAAGTGAAGAACTTCATGGGTTATGTTTACTAAGTTACCCCCCCCCCAGAGGGCGAAGGAGGTTAGAAACAAAAATGGACTATATAATAACAAGATGTGACAACGTGAATGAACTCATGCATTACGGTGTGCCAGGAATGAAATGGGGTCATAGAAAAGCACGTTATTATGAAACAACCGGTAATGGACAGAGAACAAGTGGTGGAACAAGCGTTGGTACTAACAGGAGTGCTAGGGCAACAAAAGGTTCTAGTACTAGTAGCAGTACTAAAACAACTAAGAAACAATTAACTCCGGAACAGAAAGCAGCTAGGAGGAAGAAAGCTCTTAAAGTAGGAGCTGCTGTAGCTGGTACAGCTCTTGCCGCTTATGGAACTTATAAGTTGGCCCAGCATGTATCGAATAAACGTAATCAGGCTGCTATGAAGAAAGCCCAAGATTATATCAACGAGAATTTTATGGAGAAGATCGGAACATCTACATTGCGTGACGGTACTATTCAAACCCATTATTCCAATGGATTACATGGACCTGGGACTAACAGTATGACTCTCAACGCGAGAGGAAGTAAAACATTAGGCCAGCAAAACGCTAGGGTTGTTGCGACTGGTCGACAGATGTATAAAGATGCTACGAACACAAAACTTGATCGAGGTTTGGCTAAAGTTGTTGGAGCAGGGAATAAAGTTGGTGATGCTACTAGAAAAGCTGGTGATGCTGTTGGATCAACTGCTAGGAAAGTTAAAAACAATGTTCTGGATGTTGTCAATCCACAGTATGGCTATGTTCCGACGACAGCTAAGACTACCACACAAAACATTAATGGGATGAAGATCACAAAAAGCGTCCAGAATTATCGTAAAGTTAAAGTCAAACGGAGGTAAATCAAAATGGAATTATCGTTTAGTTCCCGTCTCAAACATGCTTGGGACGTATTCAGGAACCGGGAACCTACATATGATTATCAGGACACCGGTCCATCGACTTCGTATCGTCCAGACCGTATAAGATTGACTGGCGGAAACGAACGTTCAATCGTAACCTCGATATTCAATCGAATTGCGCTGGATGTAGCTGCTATTAACGTTAAACATTGCCGAATCGATGAGAACGGTAGATTCAAAGAGCAGATCAATTCTGGATTAGACAACTGTTTGAATCTTGAGGCGAATGTCGATCAGACAGGTCGAGCGTTCATGCAGGACGTGGTTATGAGCATGTTGGATGAAGGTTGTGTCGCAATTATACCAACAGATACCACACTTGATCCAACCGTCACAACATCTTACGATATTCAGACCATGCGAACTGGTAAAATTCTCGACTGGTATCCAAACTATATTCGAGTACGAGTCTATAACGAGAAGACCGGTAAACAGGAAGATATCAAACTTCCGAAGAGTATGGTGGCAATTGTTGAGAATCCACTCTATGCAGTGATCAATGAGCCGAATTCAACAATGCAACGATTGATGAAGAAACTTGTATTATTGGACGCAGTTGACGAAAATACTCGGTCTGGAAAACTGGACATGATTATTCAGCTACCTTATGTTATTAAATCAGATGCTCGTAAATCGCAGGCAGAGAAAAGGCGTAAGGACATTGAGGAACAGCTCAAAGGACCGTACGGGATCGCTTATGTCGACGGTACCGAAAAGATTATTCAGCTTAATCGACCAATTGAGAATAACTTGATGAAACAGATTGAGTATCTGACAAACTTGTTATATAGTCAGCTTGGCGTTACAGCAGAGGTTCTGAATGGGACAGCTGACGAGAAAACAATGCTGAACTATAACAATCGTACAGTTGAGCCGATTATCTCAGCGATTGTGGACGAGATGAAGCGGAAGTTCTTAACAAAGACCGCTAGATCACAGTTACAGACAATTCAGTTCTTCAGAGATCCATTCCGTTTGGTACCAGTAAACGATATTGCAGAAATTGCGGATAAGTTTACACGAAACGAAATTCTCACAAGTAATGAGATTCGACAGATTATTGGCATGAAACCATCCGACGATCCGAAGGCTGACAAACTGATTAACAGTAACCTAAATCAGCCAGAAGAAGGCATGACTGAAATGCCAACAGATGAATCTTATCAAGAGGAAGCACCACAGGATGAATCTTATCCAGAAGAAGAGTCTGTAGAGGAACCATCAATCGACGGTAATACACCAATTTCCAGTCTACCACCAATTGATGAGTAAACCGTATTCTAGTAGATCGATGCATTTGTGAAAAGTATAACTTAATAGAATTGTAATAAGAGAGAAACCATATTACGAATTTGTTAGGATTGCTAAGCACAAAGAAATCGAGATTTAGAATGATACATGTAACTAGAAAACCAAGTATTCATATAAACATAGGAGGTAAAAATCAAAATGGGTAAAAAGTGCGACTGTTCTGGTTGGGCAACTCGTGCGGATATGCTCTGCTCAGACGGCAGAACCATTCGTAAAAATGCCTTCGCAGAATGTGACGGGTTAACAGTACCTGTTGTATGGAACCATGAACACAATAATGTGAATGCCGTACTCGGACATGCATTATTGGAAAATCGTGACGATGGTGTATACACATACATTACGTTCAACGATACAGATGCTGGTCAGAACGCGAAGTTACTGGTGCAGCATAAAGATGTAGACCGCTTATCAATTTATGCAAATAAACTGAAACAGCGTGGTGGAGATGTCATTCACGGAATCATCCGAGAAGTCAGTCTGGTATTAGCTGGTGCCAATCCAGGTGCCGTAATCGATACTGTACTGATGCATGGAGAAGATTCCGAAGAAGAAGGATATATCAGATCTGGAGAATACATCGAGAACGTTGATACTCTGTTCCATGCTGAGAAAGCGGACGAAGAAAAGAAAGGAGAACCAGAAATGGCAGAAGAAACAAAACAGCCGTCAGGTAAAGACGACGGTGAAAAAACTGTTGCAGATGTATTTAATACACTTACCGAAGAGCAGAAGACTGTTGTATATGCAATGATTGGTCAGGCTCTGGAAGAAGCTGGTGTTGATACCGGAGATGACGAAGAAAACAATGAAGAAGAATCCAAGAAAGAAGTAAAGCATTCAGCAGACACCGCAAAAGAAGATGATAGCACTTCCGATGACGATGAAACAATTGCAGATGTATTTAACACACTGACTGACAAACAGAAGACTGTTGTATATGCAATGATTGGTCAGGCTCTGGAAGAAGCTGGTGTTGATACCGGAGATGACGAAGAAAA